AGGTGATTAGGAGCGAGAGTGCGGGCGCGTGCTTCAAGGTGAATGAGGGGCGTTGCTCCAGGCGCCACACCAAAGGCAGAACGAGAGCGGCGATTGCGATCTGTGCGAGCTCGACGCCGAGGTTGAATGACAGAAACGGAATCGCAGCCTGTTTCAAGCCACGATCGATCGTGCCGATGCCCAACTCGCGCAAAGCCGATGCGAACCCGAGGCCGTGGACCAGGCCGAACATGAACGTCACCAACCACCGCGCTGCAAGTCGTCGACGAAAAAGATTCTCCAGACCGACAAACACGATCGAAGCGGCGATGACGGGCTCCACTAAAGCCGCGGAAACATTAATCACACCCAGCGTAGCCATCGCCAGAGTGAGCGAATGCGCCACGGTAAACGACGTGATGATCTTCGCGTTATCCCGCAGTGAACCCCCGGCGAGCAACAGCGCGAGCAGAAACGCCAGGTGATCGTAGCCGGTCAAAATGTGCTCGACGCCAAGCTGCAGAAAACGCAGGAACGATTTGTTACCGCTGCCGGTCGGGCGCAAGTCGAGCGTGACGTCTGCTGATTCCGCGCTGAACATGCGTTCCGCCAGCAGCTTGTTATCCTTGTCATAGACCGAGCAGAACTGCTTGTGTCCACGAGGTAGACTCGCGAGCACCGGCGCGCTGATTCGCAACCTCGCAGCCCCGGGGCTCGCCGTCAGCACCCTCACCGATCGGCCGACCTCGGAACGCCAGCACCTGGCTGTTCTTGAGGTGCTCCTCGTCCCTCCAGCCCATCTCGTCGAGGTACTGGTGGAGGTGGTGGGGATTCCAGAACGCCGAGTAGCCGGGCTTGGGCTCCCAGTACTTGGCCAGGTCCGGGTGAGGAGCCTCGCCGATGTTGCGGGTGCTGGCGTGCTCGGGGCCGAAGGGCTGGTCCTTGCCGTGCAGCCGGTAGTAGAGGCCGTCCTCCATCGGCAGCGGGCCAGTCTTCGCCGCTGTCCAGGTCCACTCACCCTTGCCGGTGTTCTCCCTGAGGTACGACCAGCCCTTGTCCTGCCGGGTGAGCCCGCCGTTGTGGTAGCGCTCCACCTCGTCGAGGAGGTGCTCGGGCTCGCCGTGGATGGAGCGGATGTGGCGGTGCTCCACCTCTCCGGGACGGCGCTCCTGGGCCAGCCTCTTGGACTCCTCCGGCCAGGCCGAACTCACGGAGCCCTTGGGGTGCATCTGGTCGGTGTGGGTGACCTCGATGGTCTTCGGGTCGAACGCGATCGCGCAGTGGTGTCCCTTCGGCCCCTCCACGTCGTTGCCGTAGGTGATGCCGTCGTGGCCCTCGTAGCGCAGGTGCTTGACGTAGGCCTCGGCGATCTCCTTCTGCCGGGGGTGGAACTGGAGGTAGGACTCCATCGAGGAGTGCGGGCCGGGCCGGTCCTTGGGCTGAGGGGCGTCCAGGCGGCTGTTGATGCCCGCCCGGGTGGCCCCGCTGCCGTAGTTCCAGCGGTGGTTCTCGTCGTGCTTGTCGTCGTGGAAGTGGTCGCTGCGCATCGTGGTGTTCCAGACGTGCCGCAGCAGGTCGTGCTCGTTGGCGAAGTGCACCGGGTTCTTCATCTTGAGCCGGGCATGGAAGATCCGGCCGTGAGCGGTGCCGTGGTGCTCTCCGGCGAAGCCGTGGGCCACCGAGTGCAGCGGGGAGAAGTGCACCCCGAGCAGCCTGTTCATCTGCGGCCCACCGAAGCCCGGGCCGGGAGCCTGATGGCCAGCGTGGACCGCTGCCGGGTCGGGGTGGCCCTCGTACTCGCCGATGGTGCCGTGGAACCACTCGTCGTGGTGGTGGTACGGGTTGGCCAGGTAGCCGTCGGCGCTGGCGGTCTTGGCGAGGTGCCCCTCGTTCAGCACCTCCACGGGCAGGTGCTTGAGCCCCGCGTCAGAGGCGGCATGGATGCGATGGTTGCCGTTGAGCACCCGCCCATTCAGGACGCGGATGTGGTCGTCGTCGGCGTCGGCGGAGTCCTCGTCGTAGCCACTCTGGCGCATCTGCTCGGCATACTGGCGCACCTTCTGCTCGTCCACGGCGTCGGAGGAGCGCGGCAGTGCGTACTCCAGCAACTTCGAGACCGACATGCGGGTGGTGTCCCTGCGGGCAGCCTGCTTGGCCAGGTGGGCGTGCTCGTGGGCGGGCTCGATGCCCGCGACATGGGCCACGGAGCCGTCCACGGTGCGCCACTCGCCCAGCGCGGAGACCTGGTAGCCCTGGGCTCCCGGCTTGGGGTGGCAGCGCAGCACCGCGAACTCGCTGGGGTGCGAGGCAGCCAGGCCCTTCTCGTCGTTCATGATGAAGCCCGGGTCCATGTGTCCCCCGGTGAACTGCCGCCACGTCGCGAACGTCTTGTAGAACTGGCTGCGCTGGCGCATCAGGTCGTCGCCGTGCACGGGCTGGTGCCAGGCGGTGTGCATCTCCTTGCCGCCGAACCGGATCGGGGTGGACCTCGGGTGCGGCTGCACGTCCTCGCCGTACTTGGCCCGGGCCTCCTCGACCGTGTGGGTGGCGTTGTGGTGCTCCACGCCGTTCAGGACGTTCTGGAGGCCCTCGGGGTAGGGGTCACCGTGCTTCCACTCCCCGGAGTCCGGGTGCGGCCCGCCGTGGCTGTAGACCATGTGCTTCTCGAAGCCGCCCTCGTGGGCCTGGCGCATCATGTCGTGCGGGGTGATCTTGCCGTTGAGCACCGAGTGGTACTCGTGCAGCGCCCGGTGGATGTGGTGGGCCACCTCGGGGTCGTCGGTGAAGGAGATCGTGTCGCTCTCGCCGCCGCCCAGGCCGTTGCCGCCGCGCTGGCTCAACTCGTCGCGGCTCTTGAGGGTGCCGTCGTGCAGCACGGCGGTCTTGTTGGTGGTGACGTGCCACAGCGTCTGCGGCAGCGGCTTCCAGGCCAGCCCGTGCCGGGGGGCGTCGTAGCCGGTGTCCTGGTCGTGGCCGCGCCCGTGGTAGCCGTTGGCCTTGGCCTCCTCGGGGTGGAGGTCACCTCGCGAGAGGGCCTTGCGGACCTCGTGGGTCCAGGTGTTCTGGATCCGACGCTGCCGATCGCCGTGGGCCAAGATCTCGTCGTCGGTGCTGCCCTCGGGGGTGGTCTGGTACTTCGGCTTGGGCTGCCTCCAGATCGGCTCGGCCGAGGCGAAGTGCGAGAGCAGGGAGGCCGTCGCCTTGGGGTTGACCAGGTAGTGGCCTCTCCCGTCGGGGTTGATCAGGTGGTCCTGGCCCCGCTCCCTTGGCTGCTGGTGGCGGTGCGGGCTGCTCTCGTGCAGCCACTCCCACTTCTTCATGTGGATCTGCTCGTCGTCGAACGCGATGGCGCAGTGATGCCCCTTGGAGCCCTCGTACTCGTTGCCGTAGGTCACCCCGTCGTGGCCCTGGTCCTGGAGGTGCCGCTTGAACCCCGAGGTGATCTCCTCGCGGTCGGGGTGGAAGCGCAGGTAGTGGTCGAGGTGCTCCCCGCCCCGGTCGCCCGGCCCGTTGGCGTCGATGTTGGCGATCGCCTCCCGGTGGGCCGGGGTGATCATGAAGGCGTCCATCACCGGGTGCAGGTGGTGGGCCTCGGACACGTCATCGTTGTCCCACTCGCCGTCGATGAAGGCCCGACGGGCGTCGTCGTCGTTGAACAGCCCATCGTGGTCGTACTCGTGGCCGTTCTTGTGCGCCCACCTGATCGCATCGCGGCTCATGTCGAACTCGGAGTCGTAGTGCTTGGGGTTGCCGATGTGCAGGCGGCAGTGCGCGATCCGGGACTCGGGCACCGGAGAGGATCCCGAGCCGGGGCGACCTGAGGCGAAGGACCTCGCGGTCCACCGGTCGCTGGTGAAGTGGGTGCCCAGGTCGGTGTTCCAGTGCTTGTCGGAGTTCTCGCCGTACTCGGACCCGACCGGCCCGTAGTGCTCCAGTCGGCCACCCGGGGGCGGGGCGGTCGGGTTCAGGTGCGGGGAGGACAGGTTGTGCTCCCCGGCCGGGTCGGGCGCGGTGCTGCGGCGCTTCTCGGGGTCGTTGTAGAACGTCTCGCTGGTCCCGTGGTACCAGTGCCGCCCGCCGTCACTCGGGTTCGGCAGGTGCGGTGCCACCGTGATGGCAGACCGGAAGAACGACGAGAGCGAGAACACCAGGGACACCTCCACCCCTTCGGGGCGCTCAAGCCGTGACGGACAGCGCAGCCACGAGGTCCTCGGAGGCGTCCTTGCGGGCGACGAAGCCCTGGCACACGAAACCCTTAGGCCCGGCGTGACAGCCGACGGCCTTGCACTTGGCTCCGGGGCGCTTGCCGTGGAAGGAGAAGGAGTGGCCGCAGTTGGCGCACGACTCCTGTAGCACTCCCATGAACGACCCTCCTAGCAGGTTTCCTTGGAGAGTCTCTCACAGAGGGCCGCTCAGGGGTAGACGTGGCGGAGCCCCCTCCACCGTGCTCGTCGGCCAGTGGAAGGGGCTCCGCTTCGAGTCCTTACGGGGTCCTGCCTCGCGCCGGGAGAGCCGGGTGTTTCGCCAGAAAGACCGACAAGCGCGTACAGCAGGGCCACGTGTGGCCTCGCGTCAAGGATCGCATACCAGGCAGGTCCGACACAACCCCAGGTTGCTTACTAGCGCCGGGTGCCCCGACGCGGCATCCGGGAGGGCGTCATGTCGGCCCGGCCCCGTGCTCGGCCGAACGAGGAGAGTTGGGCCAGCCGCTGGTCGGTGTCGTGGTCGGCCGGTGCGCTCATCCCCGGGAACGGCTCCATGCCGCCCTCCATCGCCGCCCCGGGCCGGAAGGACGACAACTCCGAGTGCAGGAAGTTGTTCACCTGCTCGCCGATCAGCACGTGGATGCACTCCATCATCGCGTCGGCGATGTCCTTGGACTGCACCGGACCCGACGAGGGGTGGTCCACCCGGCCGTTGACCAGTTGGAGGAAGCGCAGTTCGAGTTCGGCCCGCTCGTAGTAGGGGGCGTGCACCAGATCGAGGTTGATCGCGGCCTTCGAGTTCTCCTTGACCTGCCAGTCGTACTGCCGCGTCGAGGTCTTCTCGAAGACCTGGACGTTCTTGGTCAGCCGGGGGTTGGCGGTGCGGATCTTCTTCTGCATCTTCTGGATCGAGGAGGTGGAGTTGTACTGGTCGTAGGTGAACTCGCCCGGCACGAAGGCCTTGATCAGGTTCTCCCAGATCCAGTTGTCCACGTGCTCGTAGTCGATGATGCTGTCGGGGAAGTCCTTCGGGTCGAAGTGGCCGATCTGGTCGAAGACGCAGTGCGGTCGGCCCTCCTCGTCGTACTCCACGTGGGCCAGGGCGTAGCCGAACTTGTCGTTGACCTTCGATGGGTCGGCGTGGCCCTTGTAGGTGTGCGCCATGATCCCCCGGGTCTGCATGAACAACTCGGGCGGGCCGTACTTGCTGGGGCGCTGCTGCCAGGGCCGGAAGACGTTCTTGACCTTCTCCTCGTTGAGGTAGGCGTCCAGGGCTGCGGCCCACTTCGCCCGGCGCTCGACCTTGAAGGTGTCGGGGTTGGCCCGCTCCTCGCGCTCCATCTGCTCGTCGTAGACCTGGATCGCCCCGCGCAGCACCACGAACTGCGGGTGCTCCACCATGTCGGGGTTCTCGGGGTCGTACTCGCCGAGGTCCCCCATGAACTCCTCGGGGAACAGCGGGAGGATCGCGGTGCGCTCCCAGTCCTTGTAGATGTCCCAGGAGGCCAACTGGAGCGAGAGCATGTCGGGGTAGGCGAAGTCCCCGTTCTCGTCCTTCTCGTTGGCGTGCAGCCAGTTGTCGTAGAACTGGCCCAGCATCTGCCAGGGGCTCGACGGCTCGACGATGAAGGCGTCCTTGCCGAACTGGTCCAGCGAGGGCTTCGCGGCCTCGTAGACCTCACCGGCCGACCGGTTGGCTCCGGAGGCCACCACGTGGGCCATCTCGTCGTAGGCCTGCATCATCGAGGTCGGACCACGACCGGCCATCACCGTGGACTCGCGGGGCTGGATGATGAACGTCGCCTGGTCCCGCTCGGTGCGGATCCCCTTGGCTGCCTGGTTCCGCATCCTCACGAAGTCGTGCGGCGCGTAGATCGACAACTTCTCGGTGTGGTCGTCGCTGATGTAGGGGGCGAAGCACGTCGAGCCGGTGATCACGTTCACCAGGTCGCCGAAGACCGTGGCCTTGGCCTGGTCGCGCTTGCCCGCGAAGATCAGGCAGACCAACTTCTTGTCGCGGTCCACCCCGTAGAAGCCCTGCGGGTCGCCCTTGGCCATGTAGTTCCAGAGCACGTAGGCCATGCACAGCGCCGTCACGTGGCCCTTGCCAGCGCGTCGGCCCATGACCAGCAGGACCTCGCGGAACCACTTGTGGCCCCGAGCCCGCAGCAGCCGCATCTTGAACAGCACGCCGGGGGCCAGCCCCTCGGTGCCGTTGCTCAGCCGGTAGGCCTCCTCCCACTCCTCGATGACCGTGTAGTCGTAGGGGGTGAACAGGTCCTCGCGGAGGAAGACGACCTTGATCAGCGTCGCCTGGCGGGGGTAGAGGTTGCCACGGTTGAGCCACTTCTCCCCGCACACGAAGGTGATCGGGTCCGGCACCTCGATACCGGTGAACAACTGGTGCATCGTGTCCAGGCCGAACGCCAAAGGGGGCGTACCCGCTTGGGATACGCCCCTCAGTGCCGTGGCCGAGGACATCAGTGCTTGTGCCCCGCGTGCTGCTGCTCAAGCGCCTTCATGGCTGCCGGGTCGGTCTTGATGACGCCCTTGTCGCCGAGTTCGAGGATGTCGTTGGTGACCTCGTGCACCTGCCGGTCGTGGTCGAAGTCCTTGCGCTCGGTGCGGTCGGAGATGCAGATCTCGGGGATCAGCACGCCGGGGATGTTGGTGTCCCACCAGGCCACCTGGACGATGAAGCCGATCTCGGCGAACCGCTCGTAGATCTCGCGGTTGAAGGCGTCGAGGTTGGTCCGTCGGCTGGAGCCGAGACGCTCGTTGAGCGCGGCGACGATCCGCTCGATCTCCATGATCTCCGAGTCGTGGATCTCGATCTTGGCGGTCAGCCCGGGAGCGTTGGGCTCCTGCTGCCGGGGCTGGTTCTGGCCGATGATCGGGATGTTCGGGTCGTTGAGGTTCACGCTGCCAACTCCAGGTTGTTGAGTCGGACGGTCTTCCGGCCGACGGGGAAGCACGCCTCGCCCCAGGTGCGGAGCAGGTCGCGCAGGTCTTCGTACCGGATCAGGCCGGTGCCGTTGATGCCGTACTCGGTCCCCCAGGAGTTCACCCACCGGAAGACCCGGTAGCGCTTCCAGTAGTCCTCCCCCGGGATGCGCATCGAGGGGTGGTAGCCGGTGACGCAGAGAGCGTGCCCGCCCACCTCGTCGCCGGTCACCTCCACCAGGCCCGAGGGGCGGGTGGAGTACATGCCTTCGAGCCAGGGGATGCCGATCACGGCCGGACCCTTGACGCTGACGCCCATCCGCAGGTCCTCGATCCCGAAGGCCCACTCGTGGCCGGTCTGGAGCCCCAGCACGTCGCGTACCCACTTGGCCCCGGCGTTGACGCTGGTGCCCTCGTAGACCGGTGCCTCACCCTCCCACTCGTCGTTGCGCTGCGACCAGCGGTACCCGGCCCTGGCGTGCGCCTCGGCCTTCTCCTTGGTCACGTAGGGGTCCGGGTGGGGGCTGGCCATCAGTTCGTGGGTCCAGGCGTGGTTGACGCAGGACCCCTCCCGGTACTGGTCGAGCCGGATCTTGGAGGGCGTCCAGAACTTCGGCTCGTCCGGGACGGTGGTGGCGATCGAGGCCCGGACGGGGTAGACCAGCGACTGGGCGTCGTGGATGGAGACCCACCCCAGCCGGGGGTCGTCGGTGGGGAAGGTCTTCACATCGAGCGTGGGTGCGGTCATGGGGTCCTCAGTTCAGGCGGGAGTGGCAGAGGTTGCATCGGGCGGCGTGGTCGGAGATGGCCTGTCCTCCGGCCCGCTCCAGCGCCCGCCTGGTGGAGATACGGCTGCGGATCTCCGGGTTGTTGGCCTGGTTGGTGATGTGGTTGACCAGGTGGAACATCGTCACCTCGTCCTCGGCCATCACCGCGTCAGGGAGGAGGTCCTCCATGCGGCCGATGGTCCGGGTCGGGAGCCCGTACTCCTGCGACATCCGGCGCAGCATCCCAGTGCGGTCGTCGTCGATCTTCTGGCTGCGCAGGTCGTAGAAGTGCTTGATGGACTTCTCCACGCCCTCGAACGCCCGCTTGGCCTCGGACCCGAACATGGCCAGGATCTCGCTCTCGTCGGCCCCGCGAGCGTCGATCCGCAGGCCCAGGTTGGGGATCTCCATCCCGTTGGTGCAGGCCAGCCGGAACAGGTACTCCTGCACCCAGGGGGCGAGGTTCTGCTTGCGGTTCTGCCCGACCCGCACCCCGCCGTGGGTGATGTCGCCGATCTTGCGGTCCCCGCCGATGCCCCGGTCGAAGCCCTCGGGCACGATCACGTCGGCCCGGAAGTCGTCGGGCTCGCTCCACCACTCGACGACCTGGGACTCCTCGGGCAGGAAGTCGATCAGCCGCTCCACCAAGTCGGCGACGGCGATCCGGCTGGTGTCGCCCCGGTAGACCTCGCGGATGCCGAAGTCGTTGTACTTGACGACCAGCGGCTCCTCCTTGGACCGGGAGATCCGGTGCTCCAGGATGAACTGCTGCTCGTCGCTGGGGATCCGGCCGAGGAACTTGGTCGGGATGTCGAAGAAGCCCGCGAGCGCGGTGAGCCCTCGGGGGGTCGCGGCGATCTCGTGCTTGCCGACGGTGATGGTGCCGACCCGGCGCTCCTCAGCCTCATCCTCGGAGAGCCCGGCGTGGTCGGGCTCGGACTCCTCCTCGGTCAGCACGACCCGGACATCGACGCTGTTGCACGCGGCGGTGCTGCGGTTGTCGCGGACCTCGTGCGCGAGGTCTGCGAGGGTGATGAAGTCTGTGTCTCGCAGGAACATCGTGGCTCTCCTTCTGTTGGGGTCTGGGGCAGCGTACTAGATTTATTATTCTTGCTGCTCCGCCCCTTCGGGCACCTCGTGGGCCTCCCCCTGGACCACATCCCGGCCTGCGGCCTTCGCCGCCAGGGCCTTGAGGATCGGGTTGCGGTTGAGGGCCTGTCCGTAGCGCTGGAAGACCTCGGGAGGCATGTGCTGCCGGGCCACCTCCAGGTGGATGAACATGGCCTCCTGGTACGCCTCGATGTCGTAGCCCTCGTCGGAGGTGGACTCGATCTTGTGCTGGAACTGGAGCGCCTGCATCAGGTCGCCCATGGACGGCTCGATCTCGCCGGACATCAGCCGCTCGAAGCCGCGCTTGACGACCATCTCGTTGACCACCACGTAGTCGGCCAGGTCGTCCTTGCCCGCGATCGCGGCCCCGAGTTGCTCGGCCCGGCGATCCACGATCTGGCGGCGGGTGCTGGCCGGGGTGGGCAGGTGGCCCTGCCGGACGTGGTTGGCGATCGCCTCGTCCGAGGGGTGCGGGAGAGACCCGACCGGCATCTTCTGCAACTCGCGACCGATCGCCGAGTACGACCGGCCGATGATCAACTCGTTCTCGATGAACTGCCGGTGCGGGCTCTGGCAGGTCCGGCAGTTGTGGACCGAGACCATCGGGTAGTCGTGGCCCCCGACCCGGACCATCGACATCGAGGTGCTCGGCCGACGCTCGTGCGGATTGCTCATGTGGGGTCCCATCCGGCCGTCCCCGAGAGGGGGCCTTCCTGTCCGGGCAGGCGGTTCTCCTGGACGTGTGAGGCCAGGGACTCGGTGCGCCTGCCCCGGACCACCCCGTCGCGGCTGTTGAGGTGCTCTGAGGAGGGGTTCCAGGCTCGGTGGTACATGCCCTTGCGGACCGAGGCGTCGGGGGTCCCCGAGGCCGAGTAGACCTCTCGGCCGCGCCGGTCCTGCTCCTTCCAGGGGGTCAGGATGTCGGACTTCTCGCTCATGGAGGTGACCCCCTCCAGGCTCTTGCGGATCAGTTCTGTGGCGGCGTCCTCCAACGCCTGGTGTACGCCGTAGCGCACGATCCCCCCGGTCACCTCAGACCGCCTGCGCGAGTGCGGGCGTCGGGGTGTGGAACTTCCGGAGTTGGCCCGACTCGATCATCACGATGATCCGCTTGAGGCCGTTGTTGGCGTACACGGCGACGGGGCTTGTCTCGGAGACCCCCATCATCCGTGCGGCCTCACGTTCCTTGATGTTGCGGTACAGGCACAACTCGATGGCCTGGCGCTGGCGGGGGCTTAGGTGGACGCGGCACTCGTAGAGGTACTGGATGTCCCACAGGGACCACTCTGTGCCGTCGGGAGCGATCAGGGTGTCGGTGCCCTCGGACTCGTAGAGGGACCGGAATGCTTGGAGGTTACGGAGCAACTCACGGAGTACCGCGAGGTTGATGGGTGCGATCTCGCCCTGCAACTAAACCAGTGGCTCACCTTCTCTGGCCCCAAGTTCGGTGAACACCCTGTAGGCGGGTGGACGGTCATCCGCTCCGTCAGACACCAGGGTAACTCTGGTACCACCACTTTTTCCAGGAAGTCTTGGTAGAGACACTTCACTAGGAGTAGAGCGAGTCCTTGAGCCGCTGGCCGAGCCGCTCCAGCGAGCGCACCAGGGCGTCGGCCTTGCGGCTGTAGAGGCTCTCGAAGATCGCGAAGTAGCGCTCGTCGCGGGAGCCAGCCCGGGCTCGCTGGGTCATCGCCTCGTCGGTCTTGCGACCACCCTGGGAGGTGTCGGAGAACTCGACCGCGAACCGCTCCTCCCACTGGGCCTTGGCGAACATCGCCTCACCCCAGGCGTCGGCAGCCTTCTGCTCCCACTCGAACAGACGGGTGTTGATCTGGAACAGGAACTCGTCGCGCTCCTTGGAGCCGAGCCGGGAGTAGTCCTCGATGTACCGCCCCGAGACGGTCTTGGCCCAGACCGGGAAGCCGTAGCGGTCGGTGAGGACCTCCCCGTCGTCGTTCACCTCGGGCTCGCGCACGATGTCGTAGATGTCGTTGATGATCTGGTAGGCGTCGGCGAAGTTCGTCAGCACCCGGTCCTCGGCGGTCTGCAAGATCATCGAGATCAGCGGCGCGTCGTGGCCGTGCCAGTCGGTCCGCATCCTGGTGAAGCCCGGCGTCCGGGTCTCCTTGGTGCGGTCCTCGTGCACGTCCACCTCGGCGGGCGTCTCGAAGTCCTCCGAGGCCTCCTTGACGGCAGCCTCGACCGCCTTCGCCTCAGCAATCTCGGTGCTCATCTCAGGCTCCCCGGGGCGTGAAGGTCTTCCAGCCATACAGCACTGCGTCGCAGAGCGAGCAGGCCATGCGGTCCTGCTGCTTGCCCGGCAGGGTGGGGTGGTCGCGCACCTCGCGCTCCATCCGGTGAAACGTCCCGGGCTTGTCCGACCCATGCGGCCCCTTGCCGTTGGGGCATGGAGCGCTCGTGTCGAACTCGGGGTGCCTGATCTCCATCACTGCTCGCTCCGCTTCTTGGCCCAGAGGTACTGGAGCCCGAGCAACACGGAGTCGTGCACGTCCTGGTTCCAGCGGGTGGTGTTGCGCCGCTCCCGGGGGATCAGCAGGTTGACCCGGGAGGTGCCGTGCACCTTGTCGATCGAGGGTGCCCCCACGAGGTTCGCGTAGGCCTGCTGGCGGCTGATCATCACGATCGGGCAGGGCCAGATCGGGTGCTGGTCGTTGGCCCGCCTGACCTCGCGGGCAGCCATCAGCGAGGACTCCGTTCGGTACCCCATCACCGCAGGCATCTCGTGGACGATGGCCTCGACGCCCTGCCACGCCTTGACCACCTCCTCGATGGCCTCGCCCATGATCGCGGCCTTGGCGAAGGTCTCCTCGAACCCCTTGAGCCCGGCCGGAGCCTTGGCCTCCAGCCTCCCGCCAGCGTGGATGTAGAGCCCCGGCTCGGTGACGCTGTTGCCCGGCTCGTTCGCCACCAGGGACCATCCGGTCTTGGTCAGCGTCTGGTCGAAGGACAGCACCGCGCCATAGGCGAAGTCGTCCAGGGTGGGCTCGGTGAAGGCCCGCCGTCGGCCCCGCTTCCCCTTGTGCTCGCTGATCTTCTCGCGCAGGTCTTCCAGAGCGCTGGTCATCGCATCCTCCCCACCGGACAGACGTTGCGAGCGAAGCAGGCCTTCGACTCCTTGGACTTGATCGCGCAGCAGGCATCGGGGAGGTCCCCGGTCCGCTCGGCCTCCCGGACCCGGCCGTACCGGGCCTTGAGGTCTGCCACGAAGCGGTAGTCGTAGGGCACCTCGATCTCGACCAACTTCCACGGGAAGCCGAGGACGCAGAACAGGATGATCGCCTTCTGCATCCCGGTCATGTCGAGGTAGTCCTGGACCTGGGCGTAGTACTCAGGCTTCTTGGTCTTGAGCCAGTCCAGCGCGTGGTGCTCCAGCCCGAACGAGGCCCTGGGGTTGATCGTCTTGAACTCGAACAGGCCCCGGCCCCAGTCGTTGAGGGAGACCTGGAGGATCCCGTCCATGTGCCCCCTGCGGCCGAGCACCTTGTCCATCGCCCCGTACTCGTCGCACTCGTTCTTGCGGTTGCCGTGCTGGAGCCCGCAGGCGATGCAGGTGCCGACGGGCCTGAGCAGCAGCCCGGCGTCGATCAGGCAGGTCTGGATGAACGAGTGGACGGCGGTGCCCATGATCATCGCCATCCGGTTCTCGTAGGCGATGTCCTCGGGGATCAGATCGTCGGGGTCGGCGGTCAGGTAGTAGTACAACTGCCGCTCGCCCATCAGAGGGTGCGTGGAGGGGTGGAAGAACCCGTCCGGCCTGCGCTCGGTCCCCTCGTCGCGGAACGTCACGTCGAAGACCTTGGGGAACTTCGCCGCCTGCATGTAGGACTCGACCAGCGGAACGACCACCAGGTCCTGGCTGATCATCTGCGCCATGCGGCGGAACTTGGGGGTCGCCTGCGCGCTCATCAGCAGCACCCCACCCTCGACGCCTCGTAGGGGAACCTGGCACAGCCCCGGCACGGGCCGCGCTTGACGAACATGCCGGGCACCGAGTCGGACTCGACAGGCCCGTGCTCGTGGTTGCCCTCCAGGCACCCGATCTCCTCGATCACCGCCATCTTGTTCGCGGCCTCCAGCACCTCGGCCATGTCGTGGGCGTTGACCGCTACCCAGTCCTTGTCCACCTCCAGCGCCTCGTTCTTGTACCAGCGCAGGCCGATCATGGGGCGCTCGCCACCGGCCTGCTCGCGGGCCTTGGCGATCATCGACAGCGGGATGCTCAGGCTCTGGCGCAGCGTGGACTTGCCGTCCCAGGCGAACGCGAACCGCATGTTGTGGCGGCTGGTGCGGCCGTCCATCGGGTTGCGCCACTGGTTGCCGGAGCCCCTGCTGGCCTTGCCCTCGAACAGGGCCTCCAGGAACGCCTCGTGGGCGTCCCCCATCCTCTTGTTGAGGCTCATCGGGTGAACCTCCCGTAGGTCTCGGAGCAGAACAGGTCCACCCCGCCGTCGGGGTGCCCGGGGATCGGCCAGAACAGCACCGAGTCGCCGGGGCGGAACGGCCGCTGGTGGCAGTTGCACACCGGAGGCTCCCGGTCGCCCTGGGGGTTGTAGACGACGAACCGGGGCGGGTTGTCCGGGTCGATGGGCTGGGGCTCGTCGCCCTCGGGCTCGACCGGCTCGGGCGGCGGCACCGAGGATGCCTGGTTGCTGCGGTGCACCTTGAGCAGCAGGTACACCCAGACGGCCAGGACCAGGCTCAGCAGCAGCGAGCAGGCGATGATGGCGATGGCGGGGCCACTCACGCCGACGCCACCTCATGCTCGAACTCGACATCCATCTCCTCGCGCACGTCGCCGGAGAGGATCGCCAGCACCTCGGAGCGGATGAACTCCAGGTCGTCGGGGCACGCCCGCAGGTGCGCGCCGACCTTCTCCTTGCCCTGGAACCGGTGCGGGTCGCCGCCGTCGGGCCGGGGCAGGTAGTACCAGGCCCCGCGCTGCTCGATCACGTCGTGCAGCACGCCGACCAGGATCGCCTCGTCCACCTTGTCGATCCCGACCGTGCCGTACTCGTCGGTGTCGGCGTTGATGATGTAGTACTCGGCCTTCTTGCCCTGCACGGCGACCTTGGAGCGGACCACCCGGGCGCGGACCTGACGGCCGATGATGGTGTCCTCCTCGTCACCGGGCAGCCGGTACCGGATCGGCTCACCGCCGCCGTGCGACATCACCGTCTTGGTGGTGGTCGAGTACTTGAGCGCCTTGGGGCCAGCCGACTCGTCCATGCCCTGGGGGTTGGAGAGGTTGGCCCGGTGCTGGTTGATCAGGATCGCGGTGACCTTGTTGCGTCGGCACAGCACCGCGCAGCGCTTGACCATCCGGGTGATCACCTGGGCGTTGCGGCCCATCACCTTGTCCCCGGCCTCCTTCTCGAAGGCCTCCTTGGACTCCATGCCGCCGATCGAATCCACCACGATCATCGAGAACAGGCCGGTCTCGGCCTGCTGGGCGAGCATGTCGCTCACGTCCTCGGAGTCGTCGGGGTACAGGTGCAGCCAGTGGTCGTCGTCGGTCTGGAGGCCGAGCGCCTCGGCCCAGGCGTAGTCGAAGGTCTGCTCCATGTCGATGTACCCCACCGCCTTGTCGGGGTACTTGCGCTGGGCCTCGACCATCCCGGCGATCGCGGTGGTGGTCTTGCCGACCCCCTCGGGGCCGACGATCTCGTGCATCCGGCCCTCGACGTACCCGCCCGTGCGGTGGGCGGCGTCCAGGGTCAGCGAGCCCGTGGAGATGACCTCGTAGCGCTGGACGGTCTCTCGGCGCACGACACGATCGCCGTAGCGCTTGGCCAACCTGTCGCGCAGCGCGGACATGCTGCTCGGCGGCGGGGCCGGGGCCTTCTTCTTGGTCTTCGGGGGCACGGTGCTCTCCTCACATCACGGGGTAGACAGCGGCGAGGTTCATGCCGCGCTCGTTCTTGATGACCTCGACGATGCGGAGGTCTCCGGTCGTCAAGTTGTTGCGGAACTTCTCCCAGGTCTTGCTGAACACCACGACATCGAGGTCGCTGCGCTCGGTGGCCAGGCTGAGGAAGGCCATCTCGTTCTTGTTGGAGTCGATGTGCTTGCGCACCCGGTTGACGACGACGGCGAGCAGGTAGATCCCCTCGGGGCCGTCGATGATCTCCTCGGCCTGGGCGGTCAGCACCTCCCGGTCCTCGACGTTGGTGATCTGGTCGAACGGGGTCGAGGAGAGGTGCAGGCCGAGCACCTCCATCTCGATCGTGCGCACGTCCACGTCGGTGTAGGGCTCGATCGTGGCGATGTCCAGCGGGGCGGGGGCCAGGTACTGGCGGCACGCCTTGGTGCACTTCTTCGGCGGGTCCTTCTTCTTGAGCGTCTTCCCCGTCCGGGGGTTGATCGGCGCGGGCTCGCTGGCCCAGTCGAAGGAGCAGCCGAGGTTGAACGGGTGCTCGGGGTTCGGCAGGTCGGTCTTGAACTGGCACCGGGCCGACTCCCCGGTCTTGTCCATCAGCAGCATCGTCTCCAGGCCGCGTCGGTTGGGCACCAGGGAGTCGAACGCGCCGATCTTGGCCAGGGTCGCCTGGACTCCCCGATCCACGCCGGAGCGCCCCTGGAAGTCCTCGAAGGACGAGTAGGGCTGTCCGGCCAGGATCTTCTCGCACGCAGCGTCGCCGAGCCCGCTGATCGCCTTGAGCCCGTACCGGACGCCGAGGCCGTGGGCGGTGAACGAGGTCGAGGACTCGTTGATGTCCGGGGGCAGGATCGAGAACCCCATCCGGCGAGCCTCGTTGACGAACTCGGGGATGCGCTCCTCCTTGACGGTGGAGAGCACCGAGGTGAAGAACTCGACCGGGTAGTGCACCTTGAGCCAGGCCGTCCAGTAGGCCAGCACTGCGTAGCCGTAGGCGTGCGCCCGGTTGAACGAGTACTTGGCGAACTCGGCCATCTGGTCCCACAGGTGCTGCGCGGCCTGCCGGTCCATCCCGTGGACGACGCACCCCTCGACGAACTTCTCCCCGGCAGCCTGGACCTTCTCGACCTTCTTCTTGCCCAGGATGCTGCGCACCGTGTCGGCCTCGGAGAGCGTGTAGCCCGCGAGCACCTTGCAGGTCTCCATGATGTCCTCCTGGTACAGGAGGCATCCGTAGGTCTTCGAGAGCACCGGCTCCAGCCGGGGGTCGGGGTAGATGACCTCGGAGTCGCCGTCACGGCGCTCGATGTAGAGGTCGGTCAGCCCCGCCCGCTTGGGTCCGGGCCGGACCAGGGTGAGCACGTCGGCGAACTCGTTCATGTTGCTCGGGCGGATGCGCTGGATCAGCCTGGTGCCGCTGGCGGTCTCCACCTGGAACACCCCGAGCGTGAGCCCGTCGCTGAGCGTGTCCCACACCATCGGGTCGTGGTACTCGTCCACCCACTGGTGGATGTTGACCCGGTGCCCGCGCTTCTCCTCGATCAGGTCCACGCAGTTCTGGATCGTGTCGAGGGTGCGCAGGGTGAGGATGTCGAACTTGATGTAGCCCATCCGCTCCAGGTCACCCATCTCGAACTGGGTGATCATCTGGCCCTGGCCCTCGCCCTCCTCGTCGCCCCTGCGGAGCGGGAGGCTGTCCACCAGCGACTCGTCGGTGGAGACCACCAGACCGGCCGCGTGCTTGCCGTAGGACTTGAGGATCCCGACCAGCCTCTCGGCCATGTCGAACAACTCGGGGTACTTCGCGGCGTACGGCTCCAGGAGGTCGCCCTCCTGCGCCCACAGGGCGTCCCAGGAGAGCCCCAGGCCCGCTGTGCTCGCCTCGGCCTCGGTGATGATCTTGGAGACCTTCTCCAGGTCCGCCCAGGCCGTCTCCGGCAACTGCGACTTCATCGCCCGGCCGAGGTCCTTGATGATGCCCTTGTTCTTGAGCCGCAGGTGGGTGCCCACCCGGACCACGCGCTCCGCGCCGTACTTGTCGGTGATGTAGTCCTGCACCCAGGGACGCCACGAGGTGGGGAAGTCCACGTCGAAGTCCGGGGGCGAGTCGCGACCCTCGGTGAGGAACCGCTCGAACAGCAGCCCACCCTCGATCGGATCCAGGTCGGTGATCCCGGCCAGGTAGGCGACGATCGACCCACCGCCCGAGCCACGGCCGGGGCCGACCAGGCAGCCCGCACCCTTCGCGGAGGTCACGTAGTCAGCGACCTGGAGGTAGTAGCCGCAGTAGCGCTTGGAGATGAGCAGGGCCATCTCGCGCTCAAAGCGGGCCATCGCGTCGTCGAGGCTGTAGGACTTGTTGGTGACCCGGTGCCAGTTGCTCAGGCACAGGTCCAGCAGCCGCTCAACGTCGCGCTCCTCGCCGCCCACCTTGGAGTAGACCGGCATCAGCACCCGGTGCTCGATGTGCGCGGTGCACCGGTCGGCGATCCTGGCGGTGCTGGCCACGGCCTCGTCCACGGCCTCGAAGCCGAGGTAGGCCAGCCCTGCACGGACCTCCGCCTCGCTCTTGACGTAGAGCCCGAGGTCGTGGGCGAACAGGTCGGTCTCGTCCTGCACGTCGGTGTTGGTGTTCGCGGCCACCCACGCCTTGTGCTCGTGGCGGTGCTCGGCGGTCGGGTAGTGCGAGTCCACGGTGGCCACGAGGGGAACGCCGTGCTCGCGGCCGAAGGCAACCATCGCCTCGTTGACCTTCTTCTGCTCCGGCAGGTCGTTGGGCATGACCTCCAGGTAGAACCGGTCACCGAAGATGCCCCGGAGCCGAGCGAGCCGCTCACGGGCCAGGGCCTCGTCGTCCTCGATCACGGGTACGGCCAGCGGGCCGCGCAGGCAGCCGGAGAGCACGATGATGCCCTCGCTGTGGCGCTCCAGGGTGTCCCAGTCGATCCGGGGGAACTTGCCGTAGAGCCCGTCACGGAAGCCCTCGGTGGAGATGGCCCAGAGGTTGCGCAGGCCCTGGTCGTCGATCGCCAGCAGCGTCAGGTGCCAGTAGCCGTACATCGCCTCGGAGAAGTCGGTCTTGCGGACCAGGTTCTTCTTGCGCTGCTCCAGCGTCATGTCGGCCAGGTCGGAGTCGGACACCCGACGGCCGTCCTCGGTCTCCCACCACTCGGCCATGCGGCGGAAGCGGTCGTCCTGGAAGTAGGCCTCCATGCCGAAGATCGGCTTGATCCCCGCAGCCTCACACTCGCGCTGGAGTGTGGGGTGCCCCGAGCAGACGCCGTGGTCGTTCAGCGAGACGGCGCTCTGGCCGTGCTTGACGACCTCGGAGATGACCTCGGTGAGTCGCGAGCGGCCGTCCATCGGCGAGTACTCGGAGTGGGTGTGCAGGTGCACGAAGCCCGTGGCAGCGCCGGGCATCGCGTCGGCGGCGTCCAGCAGGTCGGTGTAGTCGGGGAAGGAGGGGAACTCGGACCAGCCCCTGATCAGGCTGTAGAAGCCTCGATCCTCGCTGCGCAGGTCCATGAACCGCTCGGTGGCGATCGCGGCCCAGCCGCCGCTGTGCAGCGGTGCAGCCAGGGCACCAGCGCCTGCGGCTGCGGCGCGTGCCCAGAACGGTGCGGAGATGTGCAGCAGCGAGTCCGTCACGTACCAACGGATGCCGAGGTCGTCCTCCAACAGGCTGTTCGCCGGATAGGTCCGGTGATCCACCATGACGGTCTCGGTCGTGCTGCCGTACGTCTCGATGAGTGAGTACGACATCGGCTCTCCCTAGAGCAAGAGCCCCCTCCCACCCCGATGGGGGTCGCGGTGGGGTGGGAGGGAGCCCTCACGTTCTCTCAGTCGATGTCCGAGACCGACGACGACGCGCCGACCGGGGCGGGCTGGCCCTGGCTGCGGACGCGCTCACGCATCGCCGCCAGGCGGTCCTGGTCAACATCGGTGTCGTCGTTCTTGGGCACCTCGGGAGCCGAGGACTCGCCCTTCGACGAACCCTCGCCCTTGCTCGGGACCGTCTTGGTCTCGTCGAAGAACCGGGCGTAGAACTCGTCGCTGGCCCGGTCGGAGAGGATCTTCACGAGGTCGATGTTCTGAGCCTTCATCGACTCCTCGTACTTCTTCCACCGCTCCGTGCCCGGGGCGAGGTTCTCGGTGATCCCCAGGCCGATGTGGGTGTAGACGGCATCCTTGCCCTCGCCGGTCCGCTTGACCACGAAGTCCTGGTTGCAGATCGTCCCGCCGAACGCCGAGGCGATCGCCGACAGCCCGTTGAAGTAGTTGCTCGGGGCCATGTTGACCACGACGATCCGGCGCTCCTGGAGGACCTTGCCGGTCGGCTCGCCCTTCTCGTCCCGCTCGTCGATCTCGCGGATCGCGTCGCGGAAGCCGAGCCGCTTGCCGATCTGCGACTCCTCGATCTCACCGGCCGCAGCCATCTCCTTGGTGCCGACGACCTCCTCGCGGATGCAAGCCAGCGCCCAGTTCCGGATGGTCGGCTTGCACGGGCGACCCCACTGGTTGGTGAGCCCCTGGTCGCAGATGTAGCAGTCCTTGAACTGCCCCTCGAACGCCTCGTCGTACCGGCACACGGCGGGCATCGACTTGGGCCAGTTGCCCTCGTAGTCCTTGGGCTTGTTCTTCGTGGGCACCGAAGCGTGCTGGTCCACGAAGATCCAGTCGTCCTTGTCGGTGAGGTAGCGCAGGACCTCCTGCTCGCCCTCGTCGATGCTCAGGTACTCGACCCGAGCGAAGCGACCTCCGCCCTGGTTCTCTGCGGCCTTGGTTGCCTGGTCTCCGCCCTTGCGAAACGCCATGGGATTACCTGCTCTCTATTGCTGGACGCACGGTGTGTGCGCTGATCTGGGTGTGCAGTGCTATTGCGGCGCGAGAGGCCAGGTCGGGCGAGACCTGGACCCCCTTGTTGAGGAAGACCACCCACTCCTCGTCCACCGAGGCAACGGCGTAGGGGTGCGGCTGGTTTCCCATCAGGCCGACGGCGAGCGTCGGGCTGATCCCTCTCTCCGACAACTCGGTGATCAGAGCGGCCTGCCACTCGGCGAGCCTCTCGGTATCCCACTTCGTGGTCTTCCAGAGGTAGAACGAATACTGCCAGTCTGCACCGACAGTTTCGTGGTGCGGATCCTCATCGAACTCGTCTTCACCAACCGTGTCAAGCGACTCGCCGGAATCACTTGAATCGGTTACGAGGCCACCCGATGTCTCCGGCTCCAACTTGTACCCCCAGTCGTCGAGCACGGACTCGGCGGTGGTGTAGTCGCCGGTCTCGCTCCTCTTGGACGCCTCGGCGGCAGCCCTCAACTTGAGGGCCTCCTGCACGTACTCGTCGTCGAGGTACTGCTCGCCCAGAGGGAGCGCGTCGTACGCCCCACGCACCTCGGGGTTGAGCAACTGGGTCATGCAGTAGGTCAGCCGCCGAGAGTCCTGGCCACCCTTGTCGAAGTAGGCCAGGCGGAGATCCTTGCGGGTCGCACCGACATACGGCCAAGGGATGCCCAGGTCCCGGTAGTAGCGGTTGGGGTCCCACGCGAACAGCGGACCGGCCAGCGCCATCGTGCGGCTCGTGGAGCACCTCCGGGGTCCCGACCCAACCAGCGCAGGCTCTGCGCCCGTCCCAGGCCGGTCTGGGGGCTCGTAGAGCCGCTTGGGGATCGGGTCGTATGCGTCCTCGACGTGCCTGGGGGCACCCTCGCGCACGTAGTTGATCCCAGCGGTGGACGAGCCGAGGTGCTCCTCGTACTTGCGCACGATGTGGCTGAGGTCCAGTGCCTCGCGGAACGGCATCGCGCTACTCCTTCTCGGTCTCGTCCGCCAGGTCACCCTCGTCCTGGTCGGACCACTCGTTGCTGCTGGCGGTCTTGGACACCGCGTCGCCGTCCTCGTTGAGGATCTGGCCGGTGCCGTGCTTCCTGAGGCTCATCTCGTCACCCCCCTCCACGATGTCGTCGTGCTGGAAGACGTAGAGGTACCTGCGGCCGAAGGGGACCTTGGTGTAGGCGAGCGCGTACTGGTAGTGGAACTGGCCGCGCCTGACCACGTTGCCCTCGGAGTCCTTCTCGACGAAGCAGTGGCCCGGCTCGGAGAGGAACGGGTCCAGGGGCAGGTCCAGACGACGCTCGTCGCCGTCGGCCGGGCCTCCCCAGAACCCTACGGTCGTGGTCATCGTCATCATGCGCACCCCCCGTCGTGCGCCTTGGCCATGCAGCGGTAGCAGGTCAGCGCGTTCGGCCGCTGCCAGATCACCCAGGGCACGGCCTCGGAGTGCAGGTCCCTCAGGTCGTCGTTGTCCATCTCCCCAGGATCGGCCGAAAACGGGCTTTCCACGGCCCAAACGTCGGTGTACTGGGCAACCGTCTCCAAGATGCCCTTCTTGGTCACCTTGCCGCGCCGGTCGGTGAGGTCGAGGTAGGCACCCCAGCCCGCTGGGTCGTTGTCGAGGTGGAACACCACCCGCTTGTACCGGCCGAGCAACTTGGCCTGCCGCTCGGTGATGTCCGCCCCGAAGGTGGCCACGGTGTGGAAGTCCTCGCGGTCCTGCACCAGCACGCTGAACGGGCTCTCGAAGACGTTGACCTCCTCGAACCGCTCGGGGGCGTAGTTGAACAGCGTGGAGTCCTTGGGGAAGTCGGTCGAGGACTTGTACTTCGGGGTCCCGTCGCTGGCCAGCCGTCGCGTCTGCCAGCCCACCAGGTCGCCGCGCCAGAAGTGCGGGATGACGATGCGCTCGCTCGGGGGCAGGGCCTGCCGGGTGCCGTCGGCCTTCACCCGGAAGCCCATCGGGAACCGCTCGGAGTAGCCGATCTGGAACCGGACGGCGTTCTCCTCGGGGACGCCCCGGCCACCGACGTTGCGGCCGTCGGCGTCGTACTCGATCGGGTCGGTCACCCAGGGGTGCAGCAGCCGCCACGGGTCCAGCACCTGGGGGTCGTAGATCGGCATGGGGGCGCGCTCGCCCTTGGTGCCGTAGAGGGCCTGGAAGAACCGCAGCAGCGCGGAGAGGTCCATGACCTCGCCGTCGGTCCCGGTCTCCTTCGCCAGCCACTTGCGGGCCTCGGTCGAGGAGCCGCCCCGGTGCTCGGCGATGAACCACAGCAGCCCGCCCGACCGCTTGCACCCCAGGCACTTGAACGTCAACTTCTTGTAGTTGAGGGCGGCGGTCGGGTCGTGGTCCTGGTTGCGGTGCTCACCGAGCACGCAGGGGATGATCAACTCCTTGCGGGTCGCGGAGTGGCTGTGCACCCGCAGTTGGAACTCGTCGAGGAGTTCTCGGCACAGCCGCTCCTTCTCCGGCTCCGGCAGCAGCGCCGCCTCGAAGGGCTGGGAGGAGGGGGCTTCGCCCCTACGGAACGCCGTCATGACCCCACCACCGCCCGGATCTGCTCCATCTGCTCGGGCGTGCGCTGCGCGCTGTGGTCCACGTACTTGCCGTGCTTGAGGGTGTGCAGGTTGCCCTTGGGCGCACCGCCCGTGGCGGGCCGGTACTCCTTGTGCCAGGCGAGCACCGCCTCGATGTCGAACATCGCGGCCCGCTTGCGTCCGCCCGCAGGGCTGGGGGAGATGACCTGCGCGACCATCTCGGGGAACCCGTTGCGGGCTCGCCGCTGGTGCCACATGTAGACCTGGTTGGCCGAGACGCCGAGCAGCCTCCCGAGGTCGGTGTACCCCGCTACCTCCATCGCCTAGTCCCCCACCGTGATCTCGTGCCGGACACGGTACGAGCCGTGCTCGGGATCCCAGATGATCTGCCAGTTCTTGATGTCCTCGCGGCGGGCAGCGAGGATCTGGAACTTCGCCACCTTGTTGATCCGCTCGGCCTGGTTCTGGTGCAGGGCGAACACCCAGTTCGCGGCCCGCTCGACACCGGCCGACTCCGCGAGGTGCTGCATCTCGTGGTAGTCCTGCTTCTTCGCGGCCTCCATGCCAGCCCGGTTGATCTGGTGGGCCAGCAGCAGCGCGATCGGGTCCCGGCCGTCCTTGATCAGGTCGGACAACTCGTGGACGTTCTCGTTGAACAACTCGTGCCGGGGCTTGCGTCCGGGGTTCGGGTGCTCGACGTGGGTCAACTGGTCGATGGCCACCCGCTGCACCCCGAGCATCTTCGCCTCGCGGATCATCATCTCCGGGGTCCTGGAGCCACGCGGCGGGGCGATGATGTGCAACTGCCCCGGCATGTCGGGGAGCACCTCGTGGATGAACTTGCGGACCTGCTGGACCTGCTCCTCGTCCACGGTGCCGCGCTGCCAGTGCCGAGGGTTGATCCCCAGGTGCAGGCACACGATCCGGTCCAGGGTCATCTCGACCGAGTTCTCCAGGGTGAACAGGCAGAAGTCGTTGCCCTGCTCGGCCCACTCGAACTTGGCCACCCGGTCCAGGAAGTAGGACTTGCCGACCTTGGGGCCTGCGGCGACCACCGCCATCTCCCCGGGGTGCACCCCGCCCGTGTGCTCGTCGATCTGCGGCAGCCCGAAGGTGATGCCCTTGGTGGCCGAGCCCTCCTCGACGCGGCGCTCGTACGCGGCCAGCGCGGTGGTGAACCCCTCGGAGGCGAGAGCCCGGTTCGACCGGTCCTGGAGCCGGGCGCTGACGGTGAACAACTCGTTGGTGACCTCGGCCAGCATCTCCACCTTGGTGGTGACCGGGGCCTGGGCCATCCGGGTGCTGGCGTCCTTGATGAAGGTCTGCCACTCCCGGCCCGCGTAGAGGTCCTTGAGGCTGTCGATCGCGGACTCGATCGTGTCGATCTCGATGTCCTCGTCGGGGAGTTCGACCTCCTCCTCCTCCAGCGTCTCGCCCCAGGTGGCCAGGAGGAACTCCCGGCTGGGGGCCTGCCGACGGCCGGAGTCGAAGTAGTAGTCCAGTGCCCAGGCGACCATCGGCCGCAGCGGCTCGGTGGGCACGCACTCCAGGTCGAGCCCGCGACGGGCCAGGGTCTCCAGGGCGTCGATGTCGCTCAGGCTGGCGTAGAGCACATCCTCGGAGTGGGTGGTCATCCCAGGGCCACCGGTCGGGAGATGTTGTTGAGCGCGTCGCTCTTGGCGCGCTCGCGCACCCGGATGCGGAAGGACTCCCCGGTGACCTCGTGGTCCAGGCACGCCTCGGCCAGCAGGCTCATCACTGCCCCGCCGTAGCCGGAGTTCATCTCGTCCATGGAGTAGTTGGTCGTGATGATCGTCGGCCGGGAGTTGGCCACCCGGGACCTGATCACGGTGTCGAAGATCGAGCCAGCGAGTTCGACCTTGCCCTTGTACTCCTTGCCCACGTCGTCCACCACGAGCACCCCGGCGTTGGTCACGCGGCGGACGAACCACTCGCGCTCCTCGGCGCTGTGCCAGCCTGCGGTGTAGGCGTCGAGCATCTCGTTGAACTGGGTGAAGTAGCCGTCGTGCCCGAACGCGATCAGCGACTTGAGCAGCAGGGTCGCCAGCATCGTCTTGCCGGTGCCCGACTGCTTCCCGAGGAGGATGAAGCCCAGCCCCGCGCTGGTGTAGGCCTTGGCGTTCTCGCCGTACTCCACGATCGCGTTGACGACCGCCTTGGGGACCTGGCTGTCCACGTCCTGCCAGGTGAGCCGCTGGTACTTCAACCCGACGCCGCAGTGGCGCAGGTGGCAGTACAGCAGCCACTGGCTGGGGCAGTCGCACTCCGTCTCACCCTCGGGGGAGATGAAGACCTTCTCGCCCTTGCAGGTGATGCACGAGGCGTAGGGGTCCCGCCACAGGTCGGGGTGGCGTCTGCGGAGCCGGTCGAAGTCGGCGTCAGGCAGCGGCTTGATATGCGACGGCAGGGGCGGCAAGGTCAGCATGGCTCTCCCGGAGTGCTGATGGTCGGTCGGACGCTCTGGCGGGCGTCAGGACAGGTTGTCGGCGATGGGTTGTGCGAAGTAGGGGTCGGAGCCCTTGCAGAAGCGGTTCACGGAGATCGGGGCGTTGCGCCACATCCCGCCATGGACCTGGAACGCGGCCCTGGAGATGGCGACGGCCTTCTCGATCCCCCAGCGCGAGATGAAGCCCTTGAAGATCCCGGCCTCCTTCTTCGGGTCCCGCACCTGGGGACCATGCGCCGCCTCGATCTCTCCGACCACGTAGTCCCGCAGGTCCGACCAGTTCCACATGGCCTCGGGCTTGGCCAAGAAGCCCCGCTGGTCGCTCGCCGGGATCACGGTGACCCGTTCCTCCACCTGGGGGACCGGAGTCGATCGGGTGATCACTCGCCGGGTGGACTGTGCGGTGTCGAGGTCATTGTCGAAGTCGAGCATGGTCGGGCAACTCCTTGGAGAGGTCGTAACTCAGCGGGTGGTCTGATCGTTGCGCAGGAGGGTCTCCCAGAACGGAGTCCCGATCTTCTCGACGGCCGTGCGCACCAGGGAGTGCTCGGCGGCGAGAAGGGAGGTTGAGGAGATGAGGATCAGGTCGGCCCGGCCCTTGTGGACCATGGCGACGGTGATCGGCTCGTCGGTCTGGCTCGCGCCCCACTCGGTGACGGGCACGGGGGTGGCGACCAGCCAGTGGTAGTCGTCGAGCCCCACGATGTAACCGGCCACCTCGTGGTACGGCTGACTGCCGAGGAACCGGAAGGTGACCTTGCGGCCCTTCAACGCAGCATGGGTGATCTGCTTGTTCGACATGGAGGAGCCGAGACGACCCCGGGGTGCGAGCGCGCCTCGCGGGCTTTCCGTCACCGTTCCCCCGCTCACACTGCCTCCACCGAAAGAGAGCCCCATCCCACTCTTGGACCAGGAAGGGCGGGATGGGGCACGCAGTGGGCCTCACCTCGTCTGGCGAACCGAGGGGGTTGTAGGTCAAGTCGGTCGATTCAAGTGAATCGACCCAGATCACACAGTAGGACCCGGTAACGACGGAGGTCAAGCACTTCGTGGAGAACCGTGTTCGGCGTGTCGTGGTAACCGATTGAAACGGTACCGGCGAGGCTCTGCACGGTTCGGAAGTCCGTGCCCGAGAGAAGGTCTGCTGCCCCGAATCCAGAACGGAAGATAGCAGAAAAGAAGGACCCACCGAGCGCGACACGCCCGGTGGGTCCTTGGCTAGATCAAGAAGTTGGCTGAACGGCGGCTTTCTTCTGACCAGACGGCTGCTTGCGCCTCCGCCGAAGGGTCTTGACCTCAGTCCCCTCGGGCGGCAAGAACGGCGCGATGCACTTGGCGCAGAGATCTTTGTGCACCTCCCCCGAGAGCACACTCCCCTCGAATCTCTGCACCAGCCGCTGCCGCTGCGAAGCGTTGATCACCGCTCCGCAGCCATCACACTGGTAACCCCGGAACGCACTCATACCGGCGTCCCCTCCTTCCACAAACCCCCCACATAGAGCCTCTGCCGAACCGACTCCAGTCGGTAGCGAGTCAGGAACGACAACAGGCCCTCGTACATCGCGCTGGATGGGTCGGTCGGCTCGAACATGGGGAGTTCCGGTAGCGCGAGACCTTCCGGGGGAGTCCTTAGATCGACCAGCCGCAACGCGACTTGCACCTGCCCCCAGTGTTCTCTAACGGCAGGGTGCTCTACAGCATCCAGGCTCCACCCGGACTTCGCAAGATTTTTCAATGCTGTCTTCATCCCGAACCGGGGGACGCCCGGCACACCGTCGGAGATGTCACCGGCCAGGGCCATCGCCAGGGCCAGATGCTCGGGCTCGCAGCCGTGCTCCTCGCGCACCCGCTGCACGGTCCACCGGTCGGTGTCGGCCCCGCCCGAGGACAGCCGGACCTGCTCCACCTCGTCGCACAGCAACTGGAGGAAGTCCTTGTCGCTGGAGAGGATCACCGCCCTCTCGCCAGCGGGGCGGTGGTGGACGTACCAGGAGATCAGGTCGTCGGCCTCGAAGCCCGGCCGGTCGATCTGGTGGATCCCCGACAGCGCCAGGAACTCCCGGGCCAGCGCGAAGGTGCCGCGCTTGCGCTCGTCGAACTCGGGGTCGGGGGCCTGGAGCCGGTTGGCCTTGTACTCGGGGTAGAGGGCCACCCGGAACGCCGAGCGGCCTCCGTCCCAGCAGACCACCAGCCGGTCCGGGTCCTCCTCGCGCACGTGCCGCGAGAGGGTGTTGATGAACACCATCAGCGGCCCGGTGTTCACGCCGTCGGCGGACAGAGAGGTGCGGGCCATAGCGTGTACGGCCCGCATGGCGAGGTTGTTCCCATCCACGACGAGAGTAGTCACGTCATCACTCGCCCATCCCGTCCAGGCGCTGGGCGGTGACCCAGCCCATGATCCGGTCCACTGCGACCTCGGCCATGTCGGTGTGGTCGGCGGTCTCGAACCAGTGCGGGTGCTCGTCCTCGGCCTTCTCCAGCGCCTTGCTGACCTCAGCGACCAAGGTGTCCCGGTCGGCGTCGTGCATCCGCAGGATCGAGCGGGCGTAGACCAGGCCGTCCAACTGCTCCTCGTACCAGTCCCGGACGGTGTTGCGCCCGTTGAAGGGCCGGTGGCCCTGGCGGTAGCGCTGGATGCCGACCTGGCGGCGCTCCTCGATGTCGCGGATCAGCAGGGTCTGGTCGTCCTCCAGGGACTCGTCTCCGTCCGGCAGCACCTGGTCGCCGGGACGGGTCCGCAACGCCTCACCCTCCTCCGAGTCAGTCCAGAGCCAGTCTCCACCGCTCTGCCGATAGACCCGGCCGCACTCGCGGCAGGTCAACTCGGGAGAGTCGGGGTTCAAGGGGAAGACCCCGGGGTGGGTGCAGGCTTCGGGGCGCTTCATCGGAACGTCACCTCGCCCTTCTGGGCCTCGACCTCGGTGCGCAGCGAGCGCCAGCCCAGCAGGTTGCCGATCCTGGGGAGGTGGCCGAGCGAGATGCTGCCCTTGCTGACCGGCACCGGCTCATGCCTCGACCAACTCGGCCAGGTGGAGCCTGCGGAGGGTCTCGCGGCCGAGCGGCTGCTCGCTCACAGGCCCTCCACCTTGATCCGCTGCACCATGCCGTCGGGCAGCCGTCGGCGAGCGGTTCCGTCGCTGCCCACGTCGGAGGCCGTGACCAACTCGAAGTTGTGGATCGCGTCGGCCCGGTCCGGGTGGCTCTCGGTGTCCTTCGCCAGCGGCTCGCCGTTGTCGCCGTAGAACGTCCAGTACCACTGCCGGGGCGAGTTCGGGTCGCCCTCGTTGCTGTCTCGGAATCTGACTCTCATGACCCCTCCTCGGGATCCGGGGCGTCGGCGGTGACCTCGATCAGTTCCGCGTCCCCGGCGTTGATGTGGATGACCGCCTCCGGCTGGAGCGGCAGCAGAGCGTTGGCGTCGATCCGCAGGGTGAGCCTGGTGACCAGGGCTCCGGCCTTGGTCTTGCCGGTGGGCTTCTTCTGGGTGAGGTTGGTGACCTTGCCCCCCCCTCAGGATGGGCCGGTCCTTGCTGTCGATGTCGTAGCGGTACGAGGACCAGACCGGCTCGATCGTGGCGTAGAACACCGCATCGACGTACTCGGGCTGCTTGCTGGTCATCAGTCCTCCTCGCGAGGCTGGGCGTAGTGGTACCCGGTGAACAGGCCGTCGGCCCAGACCATGGCTGTCTTCATCACCAGGTCGAGGTTGGCCTGCAACTGCTGCGGGTCCTTGATCTGGAGGTAGGACATCGCCCGGCTGAGGCCGACGTAGGCCGAGGACTTCGGATCAACCACGGACCCGATCAGCGACTGCCAGTCCCAGTCCTCCTCGGAGGCGGGCTCGTCGATCTTGGTCGAGACGATCGCCATCAGCCGCTCGAAGTCCTCGTGGTCGGGGATGTCGAACGGCGGGTCGGGATGGGGCTCGGGACGGATCTGCTCCGTCATCAGATCACCCCGTAGAGCCGGGCGTTGACCTTGGCCATCAGGATGGTGTGGGCGAGCCGGGTGCCGTCGATGATGCCCTGCTGGGCCAGCGCGTGGGCCATCCGCTCGATGTCGGCCAGCGTGTAGTACCGGGCGGTGTGGGCGTCGGGGTCGATCACCTTCCCGACCCCATCGCAGGCCGAGCACTGCCGGGTCTTGAGTTGTCCCGTCCCCTTGCACTTCGAGCACTTGACCCCGGACGGCAGGCGCTTGAACTCCAGGGGCTTGCCGTCGAGGAGGAAGTACCCGTGCGGGTACTGCTGGGGGATGGTCGTGCGGCCCCGGCCCTTGCAGTTCGAGCAGGTGCCGGGCCGCTTCTTCTCCTCGATCTGGACCTTGCCGGTGCCCTTGCAGTGCGGGCAGCGAACGTCGCGCTCCTTGTCCGGCCGGGACCTCCAGCGGAGCCAGTCGGCCCCCTTGCCGAAGAAGCACTTGGCGACCTCCTGCACCGAGAAGTGCGGGATCTCCAGGCCGGTCTTGGGGTCCTTGTCGAACATCGAGTCGTCGAGCCAGAACCGTCGGCCGCTGGGGTGGATCAGGTCCATGCTCGACAAGATCAACGGCTCGGACCCGTACCCCACCACCTCGATCGTCGGCTTCTGCTGGGTCTCGGTCTCTGGGCTCATCATCATCCTTCTCGGGTGCTGGGGAAGCCGGTCACCCCGGGGCGGTCTCGGGAGTGCACCCGCCCCGGGGGAGTACCGGCTACTTCTTGGAGTTGCGCGTGTAGAGGCCGACCGAGGGCTTGCCGACCCTGGTCATGCGCTTGATCGCCCGGAGGATGCCGTCGCGGACCTCGGGCTTGTTGGCAGCGTTGGACAGCGCCTTGGCCTCGTCGAACACCCGGACCTCACGGGTCATCGCGAGGTACTCCTCGCGGGTGATCGCGCCCTCGTCCAGCAGGTCGAGGAGGGCCTCGGGGGAGGCGTCCACGGAGATGGTGCCGTTGCGGTACTCGCGGCTCCACTCCTTGTTGGTGCCCGGGACCGGGCAGCGCTCGGGGTTGCCCTTCGAGCAGAGGATGTAGTGCCCCTCCGAGGTCCGGTCGGTGGCCTCCACGACGACGTGGCCACCACGGACGACGGCCTTGGGGACCGCCACGCCACGCTCCTCGGCGTCCACGTCCATGTGGGTGCGGATGATGGTCTTGAGCGACTCGTCGCGCTGGCTGATCATGTCGGCGATCACCCCGAGCACCTGGCGCTCCTCGAAGACGGCGGTCTTCTCCTCGTCGGTCAGCGTGCGCCGGGTGTCGGGCTGGACGGAGGCGAACACGTCCTTGAGCCGGACCAGGGCGTCCTTGACCTCCTCGGTCAACTCGACCGGCTTGGGCACCGAGGGGAACGGCACCTCGGTGGTGCGCGCCACGTCGGCGTGGTACGGCTCGACCAGCGCGGTGGTCAGGTCCTTGAGGCTGCCGTGCTCCTTGAGCACGATCCTGCCCCGCTCGATGTACGGCTCGATCTCGGTCATGGTGGCGCTCCTTGCCTGGTTCTCTCTGACTCCGCCAGACTACCAAGCATTCCCGGGGTTACACAAGAATCCTTGGGGACAAAGAGAGGAGCCCCGGCTGCCGTCCTAACCGGGGCTCCTCTGGTTCTGGCGAACCGGACGCTCAGCGCCTGATCCTGCGCAGGCGGTAGGCGAGCCCCACAGACACGCCCCCTGCCACCGTCAACGGTCCCCAGACGCTCGGCCCGGAGAACACCAGGACCGTAGCGAGCGTGACCACCAGCATGACCTCACCGAGCCCCATGATGCCGCCCTCGCCGCGCACCGGGCCACCCCCGGCCCCTCCGGGTGCCGTCACCGGGTCGTAGCGAGGTGTGGTGCGGATCGAGCCGACCAGGGTGGTGAGCGTGCCGAGGAAGGTCACGACGACGGTCACCTGGTCGGGGGTCCAGTGCAGTACTCCGAGGCTGACGCAGAAGACCACCCCGGACCGGCCCAGGTCGGTGAGGACCATCACCGGGAAGGGCTTTGTCAGGAAGCCCTTGGCCACCGCGAGGATCGCGATGAACAGGGCTACCAGGTTGGTCTGCTGGTCGCCGGAGAGGCTGAACAGCCCGAGAGCGATCGCCACGACGACGAAACTCTCGAACGCATCCAGGAGCAGCGCGGGCTCCCGGACCAGTGCCTTGAAACGGTCCACCGTCACTGTCCTCCTGATTCGATCTGGTCGTCGTTCACCACGACGGTGAACGACACGTCCATGGCCTCCAGCAGGCCCTTGATCTCCTGCGGGGTGGCCCCCTGGTCGATCTTGTCGATGGCGTCGCGGAGTAGGCCCTTGATGGCCCGGTCGCGGCGGTAGGAGCCCTCCATGAAGGCGTCCAGCCGCCGCAGCACCTGCGCGACCGAGACCGACTTGTCGGGGTGGGGGTAGATGTCGTCGCTGAGTTGCATCTCGTCCTCCTGCGGGGGCTGTTCGTCCTGGATGCCGAAGCGGCGGACCTCGGCCCGCCCGGATGATGTGGTGTAGCCGAGCCGGTCGATCTTGCGGGTGGGAGCCCAGGTCTTGTGCTCCATGTGGTAGCCCGAGAGGTCCGCGCTCCGGGCTGGCCGCTTGCCCTCGCCGTTGATGCGCCAGATCGCGTGGGTCAGCCCGGCGTTGGCCCGGCCCATGAACTCGCGGAAGGTCATGCTCTTGCCGGTGCGCCGGTTGGTGTACGTGCGGTCCCAGACCGCCTCGGACAGCCCGCCCTCGTACTCGGTGCCCCAGGCGTAGGGCCGGGCGTTGTCCTTGGGGATCGTGTAGGAGCCCATCGGCCCCCGGACCGTCAGCGGGCCTCCGTAGCCGGGGTGGTTGGCCAGCCCCAGGCACTTGATCCGGTAGACGAGATCGACGCCTGCGGTGCCGTTGCACAGGGGACCGCCCAGGGCCGAGGTGCCGACCGTGACCAGGTGCAGGCCGGGCGTCGGGTTGCTCGGCGTCGGGTTGGAGACGATGTGGTGCGAGGTGACCGCGAAGGGGCGCAGCGCGTTCCACCGGTCGCCGGAGACGGGACGGCCCTCGACCACCTCGATGGAGACCTCCGGCACGCCGAAGTCGAGCAGCACGTCCTTGACGATCCTGGCCCGCTCGATCGCCCGATCGCGTCCGGCGCTCATCGGTCGATCCCGTTCGACTCGTCGTCGAGGTCGTCGATCGCCTCGTACAGGACCTGGCCGAGCACGGCCTGCTCGGGACCCACCTCGTTCGGGTGGTCCAGGCCCGCCTCGGGGTCGGTGTCGATCGCGGGCAGGTCTACTGGCTGCTCTGACATATCCCACCCCTCTGAATGACGAAGCGCCCCTGCACCCCTTCAAGGGGCTCAGGGACGCTTCGACAGCAGACCGGTTGAAATGGTCAGTTTGCGTAGAACTCCTTGACCGTGGAGAAGTCGGTGGCCCGGGGGCTGCCCGGCAGGCCCTTGACGATCTTGCCGCCCCAGCCGGTGTTGGTGAGCCTGGAGTCGAGGATGGCCACGACGCCCTTGTCCTCGGCGGTGCGGATCAGACGGCCGTAGCCCTGGACAAGGGTCAGCGTCATCATCGGGATGGTCAGGTCCCGGAAGGACGACCCGCCGAGCCGCTCGACCTGCTCGGAGCGGGCCGCGAAGACCGGCTCGGTCGGCACCGGGAAGGGCAACTTGTCGATGACGACCAGGCGGCAGGTGTCGCCCTGGAAGTCCACCCCGGTGAAGAACGACTTGAGCGCGAACAGCACCGAGTGGGTGTCCTCGACGAACCGAGCCGCCAGGTCCTTGTTCGAGCCCTGGCCCTGGACCAGCGGGGTGTAGCCCTGCATCTCCAGCCACGGCGAGAGGGTGTCGTACGCGGCCTGCATCGAGGCGCGGCTGGTGAACAGCATCAGAGCGCCACCGCCAGCGGCCGAGATCAACTCCTGCATCGCCACGCCGGACCAGGACAGCCAGGCAGCCCGCTCCTTGGGGGAGGGGATCGCCCGGTCCGGGGTGTAGAGCAGCGCCTGCTTGGTGTAGTCGAACGGGGTGCCGACGTTCATCGACTCGGTGGTCTCGGGGAGCCCGAGCCGGTCCTTGATGAAGGAGAAGTCCCCGTTGACCGAGAGCGTCGCGGAGATGAGCACGGACGGGGTGGTGTCCCACAGCCACGCGGCAAGGTAGGAGCCGACGTGCACCGGGGCCGTCTTGATCAGGGTCTGCTTGCCCGCCCGGTTCTCGGTGACCTCGGTCCAGCGGACCAGCAGGTCGTCGTCCATCGTCATGGCGTCCACGAGCCGGTCGGCGTAGTTGTTGGCCCGCTTGACCAGCCGGGTGCGCTTGGTCTCCTCCTTGACATCGCCACGGCTGATCGTGATCTCGTCGATCTCCTCGGCGAACGCACGCAGGGCCTCGACCAACTCCATGAACACCTCGGAGTTGTCCACGAAGAACCGCAGCGGGAGCCGCTCCCTGTCGCCCTTCTCGTCGATGAGCGCCCAGACCTCCTCGGTCTTCATCGCCACCTCGGTGTCGTTCTTGAGGGCGACGCCCTGGACGGCGGCGAAGGTGTTGACCTCGCCGACCATCGCGGTGATGCCGGTCTTGCGGACCTCGCTGCCCAGCGCGTTGGTGGCGTACTCCTCGGTCTCGTGGGCCTCGTCGATCAGCACCAGGTCGTACTCGCCGAGCATCGTGGCGTAGCCGTCGGTCATCTCGCGGACCTTGAGGTCGGCCATCAGCATCGCGGTGTTGGTCACCACGACCTGGGCCTCGCGGCCCTTCGCCTTGGCCTTCTCGGCGAAGCAGACCTCGCCGAAGGGGCACTTGCGCTTGCCGGGGCACTCGTTGGAGGTCGAGGCGACGTAGGAGAACTCCTCCTTGGTCACGGGGGTCTCGAAGTGCTCGCGGTCCCCGGTGTGGTTGTCGTCGGCCTCCAACTCGTCCAGCATCGCCTTGAGGTGGGGAACGCGGGCCTGGGCCTTGGGGTCCACGGCCTTGGCCCGGCAGAAGTAGTTGGACCGGCCCTTGACCAGCGCCCAGGTGAACGGGACGCCGAGGTGCTCCTGGAGGAACGGCACGTCCTTGTTGGCGTACTGCTCCATCAGCGCGATCGTGGCGGTGGCGACGATGGTCTTCTTGCCGCCGAGGATGGCGGGGATCATCGTGGCCAGCGACTTGCCGGTGCCGCAGCCAGCCTCGGCCAGCCCGTGCCCGCCCTCGGCGATGATCTTCTCCACGAAGGCGGCGAGGGCCTGCTGCTGGGGGCGCTCGGTGTAGCCGGGCAACTTCGCGGCGAGCACCTTCTCTGCGTCTGCGAAGGTCTTGATCGTCATGGCTGTCTCCTGGTGTCGGGCTCTCTGGCTGGTCTCAGCGTACACCAAGGAATCTGGGTGCGCGACACCGGAGATAGAAAAAACTCTGGGGGCTCGGCAGGCCGGGTCGCCGTGCACCCAGGCCCCGTAGTGCACCGAGTCCGGATCCGACTCCTTGGTCCACCCGCCGTTGGCGATCCCGACCGGGTGCGAGCAGGACTCCACCGCCACCTCAGCGCTCATGCGTTCTCCTCGTACCAGCAGCGGAGCCGGTCGGCCTCGATGTCGGCCGAGGCCTGCGTCGGATGGGCCTGCTTGATCTTCCCCAGCCCCGGGCGCTGCCCCGGGAAGGAGCCGGTCGCCCGATCGTAGACACCGTAGACCACCTTGCGGGGGCCGACCGGGATCGGCTTGACGATGAACCGGACCGCGCCGGTCGGCAGCGTCCTCTCGGGGGTCACGAGGCCTCCAGGGCTCGGGCGGTGGCCAGCGCGTGGGTGCGGGGCTTGGAGCCGGACGGCCCGAACCGTCCCGCCTTGACGTTGGCCCGGATCGCCTCCGCCGCCTGGTGCCGGGCGGTGTAGCCGACCAGCCTGCGCTGCGCGGCCTCGCGCTGGCTCTCGGCCTGGGCCTTCTCCTGGCGCTTGGCGGCAGCGGCCTGCCGGGACCGCTCGGCCTGGGTGACCACCGGATGCCCGGGCTTCGGCACGTCGGCCATGGTGTACCGGACCCGCTTGGCCTTGAACGAGGCCCGCAGGGTGTCGGCGTGCGTCTTGCCCATCTGGTAGCGGACCAGGGTGAGCAGCACCCCGGCGAACTCCGGCCCGTGGTGGGCGTGGTGGTAGCCGGTCAGGCAGTGCGCGATCTCGTGGAGGATCACCACCTCGCTGCGGCGGTGGACCTGGCTGACGGTGATCTCGCCGTACGCCCCGTGCGAGCCCCGGCCCGCGACCACGGTGATCTTGCGTCGCCCCCAGCGGGACTGGAACCAGGCGGCGCTGGTCACGGCGTCCACGTAGGCCTGGGTGGCGGCGACGGTCGGGCACTTCATCTGGACGGACTTGCCGTCCTCGATGACTCCCCATCCGGCGACGTGCTGGGTGTCCACGAGGTGCTTGGTCGCCGTCCGGCTGACCCGGAGGTCCCTGATCGCGTCCTCGGCGTCGTAGAGCCGCTGGCGCTGGTTGTCCCGGGCCTGGCCGGGGCGCAGTGCGTTCGGCATCTCAGAGCAGCCCCTTCGCGTTCGCGATCCGGGTGACCTCGGTCTTCTGGGTCGGGTAGGCCGTGAAGGGCTTCAAGTGCCGGTTCGCCTCCAGGGTCTTCTCCCAGCCCGCGAGGGCCTCCCACTCCACGAGGTGGATCCGGTAGGCGGCACCCCGGACGTTCTTGACCTTCTCGACCCGGGCGACGGTGACGGTTGCCATCTGTCCCCCGAACGGGTCGAAGGTGCGGCGCTGGAGCCGATCGCCGGGCTCCAGGTCCCGGGGGATCACCCGGGTCGTGTACTCGAATGTCTCGTCCGTCATGACTCTCCCTGGTGTCGTGCTGGCCCCTCTGGCGGGGGCAGGACCACTGCCGGTCCCTGGGACCATCTTACCACATTCCTTGGAGTGGCCTTTTCTCACAGGATTCCGGGGGTGGGGGCCATTAGGCCTAGTAAGGCTTGACAGGCTTATTAGGCTCTACCAAGTCGGACAGGCTCTCCTGGCCAGAGCGGTTCTAAAGACAGATACCCCGGTCTATTAGAGCCCGAAGGGCTCTAACAAGGTGCCCTCCCTCGTGCCGCTCCGTGAGGTTGCAGCATCAACCGTTCGGACGGAGCATCCCGGAGCCCTGGGCCATGGCCTGGGAGACCATCTCGCTACGCTGCTGCCGCATCTGCTCGGCCATCTGGAGGACCAGCGAGGTGATCTCGTCCTCCTCCACGTGCATCGGGGCCATGGCCATCAGCGGGACCTTCGAGGCGGCACCGAGGAAGCCCGAGTCCATGGCCAGGTAGATCGCCATCATCGGCTGGGGCTGGCCCTGCTGGTCTGGGACAACCACCATCGAGACCGCGAAGCAGAGGTCCTCGGCCACCTCGTCGCAGGCGTTGCGGACCATCACCGCCGTCGAGGACACCAGGTCCTTCTTGGGGATGTTGAACCGGAGCGGCGGCAGCGGCCGGTCGTTCAGGACCGCCTCCTGGGCGTCCAGGAACGCCTCCTGGATCTCGGGGTTCTCGTCGCTCATGCGCGGGCTCTCTTTCTGGGGTTCCGGGCGATCTGGAGCATCTGGCGACGCTCCGCTGCGGTGATGAAGTCCTCCCCGGAGTCGGTGTCGTCGAGGAGGGTGTCCTGCTGGGCGTTGCGCTCGATCATCGCGTTGGCGACGGTCTCCTCCACCGTCTGGTGGACGAAGAAGGTCATGCAGGTCGTGGACTCGGCCTCGGAGTCGATCCGGTGGGTGCGGTTGATCCGCTGGGTGCGGTTGGCGAAGGTCAGCGCCGACTCGTACTCGACAACGTAGGTGGCCTGGGGTAGGTTCACGCCTCTCGCCCCGGCGTCTGAGGAGAGCAGCACGGCCGGGTTCGGGCTCGACTTGAACTTGGCCCGCTCGATGGAGGTCTCCTCCAACGACATCCCGCCCCAGGTCAGGTAGACCTCGAACTTCTTCTTCCTCAGCGCCCTCGCCAGCAGGGGCAGCACGGACGGACCGAAGAAGGAGAACACGACGGCCTTGGCACCCTGCCCATGAACGACCGGCTCCAGGTAGTCGATCAGGCCCTGCTCCTTCACGGCGCTGACGGACCTGAAATAATCTTCCCCGAGTTCCTCGACGAGCATCCGGGCCAACCGGCTGCTGCCGTGCTTCGCGGAGTGGATGATGCTCTCGGGATGGTTGGCCACCATCCGCTTGATCGTGTGCAGGCCGGGCACCGGCTCGGCCCCGGGCTCCTGGAGGTCGCAGACCATCTCGTAGAGGTCGCGCTGGTCGTCGGCCATGGTGAACCAGCGGCTCTCCTCGACCTGCTTGGGGAACTCCGCCATCACCTCGGGGTCGGACTTGCGCACCCGCAGGATCATCGGCTTGGCGATCTCGGCGAACCTCGGCATCCGGTCCTTGTAGTAGTGCGGACGGCCGTACGGGTCGCGGCTGCGGACGAACCACTCGAACTCCTTGACCAGCGGCATCGACTTGGGGTCGGCCAGCCGGAGTTGGCTGTAGGCGTCCTCGTAGTCGCGCTCGATGGGCGTGGCGGTCATCTCCAGCACCCGGGTGACCTCACCCTTGCGCATCGCCCCCAGGGAGCGGAACCAGGACTTGTAGTTGTCGGACTCGCGGTTCTTGACCTTGGTGGACTCGTCGTAGACCACGAGCACCCGCTTGCCCTTGAACATCTCCATCAGCGGCCCGTCGGCCAGCGACTTGCCCCGCTTGCCGGGCACCCGGACGACCTTGGACAGGTCGGCCTTCCCGGTCTCGTAGGTGGTGATCAGCACCTGCGGCAGCCCGTTCTTCTCCAGGCGCTTCATCCGGCCGGTGCCGTGGTGCACCGCCGCGCTCAGCCGGGTGAACTTGGCGAAGTCCGAGGGCCACTCGTCGGCGGTGATCTTGCCCTTCTCGGCCACCAGCAGCACGTGGTCGATCTTGTCGTCCTCGAACATGAACGCGGACAGCGCCATGGCCAAGTGGGACTTGCCGGTGCCGGTGTCCCACACGGCCATGACGCCGCCGCCCTGCTCCAACTTGAGGTAGGCCCGGGCGATCCCGTCCTCCTGGAAGCCGTACAGCCCCCGGGGAGAGTGGTAGAGCGCGCCGTCGGGCCACCCCGGCTCCGGGGCCTCCACGGGCTCGGCGCTCACTCGACCGGTACGGGTCGGCTCAGCAGGTCCCACCAGACCTGGGAGCCGTCCTCGTCGAGGCGCTCCTCCAGCGGGATGCAGTGCACCATCTCGTCGCCGTCGTAGAGCACGACGATGAGGTCAGGGTCCTGGAGCGGGCACATCGGAGGGAAGTGCCCGACGAAGGAGACCCGACCGTCGCGGATGAAGCGGGACGCGGGAACGCGGACCCCGTTGTACTCCATCGACCAGGGCTGGCGGGAGTGCAGGGCGCGCTCGACCAGTCGCCAGCGCATGAGCGCCTGAGCGATCTGGATCTCCAGCGAGCGGTCCACGGTGTCCTCCACAGGATTTCTTGCTAGTGGCAAGGTTACCCATGGACCCTTGCTTTAGTCCATGCTGTTGCGCTATGGGTCTCAGGCCCCTATCCCGACCTCCTGGACGACCTCGGCGTACCCCTCGCCCTTGTAGACCAGCACCCGGGCTGGCTCCATCCGGACTCCCCAGCCTCGCTCGCCCACGATGATCTCGGTGAACTCCGGGGGCTCCAGCCCCACCTGCTGGGCGACCTCGGCATAGGAGGTCCGATCCTGGTAGGTCGAGTCGTAGCCGACCAACTCCTCCACCAGGGCGTACCCCTCGCGGGTGGAGACCGCCGTCTGGGAGACCTCCTGCGCCACCTCGGCGTACGACGTGCGGTCCTGGTAGAACGAGTCGTAGCCGATCAGTTCGGCGACCGAGGAGTACCCCTCCCGGGTGGAGGTGGCCACCAGCGCGACCTGCTGGGCCACCTCAGCGTACGAGGTCCGATCGTGGTAGATCGAGTCGTAGCCGATCAACTCAGCGACGGAGGCGTAGCCCTCCTGCTGAGGGGTGCCAGGGATCGGCTCGGAGGCCCCGGCGTCCTCGCCGTAGACCCCTTCGCCGTAGACGCCCTCGCCGTAGGCCATCAGGACACGCGGAAGGCGTCTAGTGCGACACGGGCCTGTCCCGTCCCCAGGAACCTCCCGAACCCGACGTACGCCGGGGTGAAGGTGATGGCCAGAGACACCTCGGTCCGGAGGGTCGGCGCGAGCCGGTGCCCCTGCCACACGGATGCGTAGTAGGTGTTCCCGCCCTTGCGGATCGAGGCCCACGTCGGGACCCCGAGATGCCAGTTGTTGTTGGCGCTGTTGATGATGGCCGTGGTGGTCCCGTTGACCCAGGCGGTGATCTGTCGGATACGTGCAGTGGCTTCGGCGGACGGCCCCGAGTCGAGGCTGATGCCGATCCCGTTCCCCGCCGAGTCCACGATGTACGGACCCCAGAACTGCCGGTCGGCGGTCCCGCCGTGCTCCGCCAGGGTGGTCACCCGGAAGTCACCTGCCGGGACGGGCTGGTGGATACCCTGCTCCACCGCCTGGCCGGTCGGGATGTCGAACAGCACGCACCCCGGAGCGAGGGTCTTGTCCAGGACCACCCACGATGCGGTCCCGAGGTTCTTCTTCGTCCACTTCGCGTTCAGGCCGCTGATCGGACCCGACATACCAGAGGCGTCGTTGAACTCGTCGTCCTTCGCGTTCGCCGTCACCAACTGGGCTCGGTGGTCTGGCGTCCCGTCGCCCTGCGAAGAGGCGGCTCCGCCGATGACCTTCCCCCCGCCACCGCTCGGGGAGATGGAGAACTCGATCAGACCGAGATCGAACCAGGTGTCGCTGGTCATCCCCATCAGCGTGATGTTGCCGTCCGTGGTCACCTGGATGCGAGCCTCGCCGAGGTCGTTCCGCCCCATCAAGCCGAACTGGGCAACGAGTGGGCGATGCCCAACAGGAAGCGTGGCGAAGTTGCTGGCGGTGGTGAAGGCCGTCGTGCCAGAGTTCCGCACCGCACCCCGGACCTGGGCCACGTCCCCCACCAGTCGGTACTGGGGGGCCTCGCCCCACCGATTGGAGTTCGACGCCCAGCCGGTGTTCAGCGGCAGCGGCTGCCAGTTGGTGACGGTGAGCGTCGCACCAGAGCCCGCGTTGGCGACCCCTCCGACTCCATACACGCACACCGTCGTCCCGGCCAGGAAGTTCCCGCTGGCGGGCTTCAACGTCAGCGAGGTCAGCGCAGCAGTGCTCTCCCACATCAGCGAGGTCTTGCCGTTCCAACTGACCCCGGAGGTCACCGTGGACCAGTCACTCTGGAGCACCTTGTGGTGGGTCGTCGAGCGGTAGTTCGGGATGACGATGCGCCCCGCACCGAAGTACCCTGCGGCCTGAGTCGATCCCGGGAGGAACCCCAGACTCTGGTCGTCTCCAACCGACACGTCATGGGCCGAGGAACTGGCGTAGTGGTGCTTGCGGCGGTAGTTGGCTGCCGTCGCGTCGCCGTTCACGACCCCCTGCAACTCCACCGATGCCGCCGCTGCCGTCCCCCGGGCAACGAAGTCCACCACGAGGCTGTCGTACTCGGCAGCGAGGTCGGTCGAAGTCAGGTCAATCGTCGCCGCATCTGCGGAGAGGGTGACCTTCTTCAAGAGGGTCATCCCTGCTCCCCCCGACGCGGATGGGACGGTCAGCCAGTTCCCCCAGGCCGCACCGTCCCACCGCTCGATCGCACCGTGGTCCGAGCAGGGGTAGAGAGTGCCCGCCACCAGAGGGGCTGACGGGCGCGAGGCGTGGTTGCCTGGGGGCAGCAGCAGGGACTCGATGGCAGCGTTGACCTGAGCGCCCCACACGTCGCTGGGGCCGGGGGTAGGCAGGCTAGGCATCGCTCATCACGTCCAGGTCGCGGCGCTCGTGACCAACCGCTGTCGAGAGAGGGCCAACTGGGCGTTGACCGGCGTGGTGCGTCGCAGGGTCAGCACCGGGGAGATCGCCTGCGCCGCCAGGTTCGCCACCGACACTCCGGGGCTGGCGGCTGCAACGAAGGTGGTGCCGTCCGCCGACAGCGTGTGCTGTCCGACCTGGGAGGGGCTCACCTCGGTCAGGGCCTGCATGAAGACCTTGATCCCGGACGCGGCCAGGCTGGGGCTGTCGTTCTTGACCCGGAAAGTCTTGTCCCCGGTCGAGTTCTGCTGGACGTTGCCCCAGTCGAAGTGCGTGGGGTGGTTGTCCAGCGGCTCGTCCAGGGTCGGGTGCCACAGCCGCATCCGGTGCAGGGCCTGGCCGGTGGTGGCCTTGCCGTAAAGGTGGATCGAGGTGGCCCGTGCGTCTCCGGTGTTCGCCTTGAGCCGGATCATCTGGTAGTTGGCCGCTCCGGCTCCGGCCAGGTCGTAGATGTCGGAGCGGTACCGGGTAGCCACCTGGTTGATAGTGGTCGGGATCGCGGCGTCGATCAGGGTCCAGGTGCCGTCGATCAGGGTGGTGGAGTCGTTCGACCCCTCCATCCGCCAGGTGACCCCAGCGCCCCACGCCGAGTCGATGTAGATGTGGCTGATGTCCATCCGGTAGGGGAAGACGAAGCCGATGTAAACGGAGTCGTAGCCGTCCACGTTCGCGGCGGACTCGTCGTTGAAGTACGTCTTGGAGGCGCTGATCTCCGTCACCACGTTCGAGCCGTTGATGAAGTAGACCCGGCTCCCGTCTCGGTCGTACTCGATCTTGGGTGCGGGCAGGTCCGCGTGTGATCCGGCCATCAGGTCACATCTCCTTCATAGGACTGGGCCGTTGCGTCGGCCTGATTCAGGATCACGATCCGGTTGATCGTCGGCACAATCGGTGTGCCCCACCCCTTCTGGGGCACGAGTACGTCCAGCGTGGGGGGTATCTCGAACCCGACGTTGAGGACCGCCTCGAAGGTCGCATCGGGGCTGGAGGCAAGGAACGACGACGGGTCGAACCCGACGTTCTCGTATGCCTCCACGGTGGCGTCCTGACTCATGAGACCCAGCCTCCCGCCGTGGCGTAGATGCGCTGGGTCCAGAGGCTCAAGACTGCCGTGGCCAGCAGGCTCTGCTGGATGGTGACCAGCCCGCTGATCTCCCCAGGGGCGAGGGACGGGATGACGGCAGCGGCCCCCAGGGGGCCTCCCTCGTAGGCGAACTGGTGCTGGCTGACGAAGGTGGGGTTGGCGTCGGTCAGGGCCTCCATCCCGACCGTGATGTTGGTCGCCGTGACCAGGTTCGAGACGTTCTTGACTCGGACCTGGCGGGACTCCGAGGTGCCCCGAGGCCGGTTCCCCCAGTCCAGGTGCGCGGGCGAGTCGCTCAGCGGCTGGTTCAGCGTCGGGTGCCAGAACTCCAGCCGATCGGAGTCCTCAGACCTCTTGCCGTACAGATGCAGCGTGGCGATCTGCGAGGAGGAGAGTTGCGCGGAGTGGCTCATCAGGACCCGCATGGTCTTGACGTTCACCAGGGGCTGCGGAACTGCGGCGACGAGCGTCCGGTATCCGGGGATGGCCGTCCCCCGGTGGGAGATCGAGCCTCGCCCAGTCCAGGTCCCGTCGTAGCCGTTGGTGGTGTCCTCGGAGGTCTCCACGGTGCTGATGAACCGGTACTGCCCACCGAAGGCCCCGGCATCCGCGAAGTAGTGGGTGATGGTGACCCGCTTCGGGAAGAAGAACATCACCCAGTTATTGCCGCTCCGGTTCACCACGTCGCCGCTGTTCTCGTTGTTCATCACCTTCAACTCGGCAGCGGTCACCGGGACCACGGTCTGGGTGCCGCTGGGCATGGTGTAGGCCACCGTGCCGTCCCGGTCGTAGGCGATCCGGGGGCCGGGGACATCGGGGTAGTTACCGGCGATCTGAACCAGCCTCCTTCAGCAGGAACCAGGCCTCCAGGCCTGCCTCGTGGTCCGGGGCGTCCACCTTCCGGCCCCGATTGAGTGCAGGGCGACAGCCGGGTGGACGCAGGGCAACTGCGGAGCGACCCTTGACCTGCTCCTCCGTGAAGAGGTAGGTCGAGCCTCCGGCGATCACTGCGAGGATGTCGAACCCGCCCTCGCACGGCGTGCGATCCTCCTGGTCACGAGTCGATCGCCGGGTCACCCTCACGTCGGCGTCCCAGCGGTCTCGGCCCGTGTTGTAGCAGGCCAACTTCACCTGCACGCGCTTCAGCACGCCATCGGTATCGGTGATGAGGTCGTAGCCCTGAGCGTGCCCCCAGGGCACAGAGATTCCGACGCCCTTCTCCGCAGCAGCGGCGGCGAAGCGCATCTCGGCTGCGGTCCCCGCACCGCACGGTGTCCATCCCATCAGACCCTCCTCACGCGGACCTGGACCACCAGGTCGGATCCTGCTGCGTCGGTGCCCACCTGGTCGATGTCGATGGTCAGGTAGTCCTCGACCTCCAGCACAGGGTCATTCGGGGTCGCCGTGCTGGTGTTGCCTCCGGCCGGGATGGTCGGCTGCGACGCCTGGCTGGTGAAGATCGTGTTGCCGTTCTTGTTCACGTCCACGATCAGCGGCTGCCCGGCCGGTGGCGTGCCCACCGAGACCCGGATCACCTCGATGACCGACGCCTCCTCGATGTAGAAGCGCAGGTTCCCGACCTGCGGGCTGGCCATCCCAGCCAGGGTGAACGAGAACGTCTCCTTGTCGAAGTCGGTGTTGCCGACCGAGACGTTCTCGAAGTAGATCTCCTGGGTGGAGCCCGACGGGGTGACGCCGATCCGCACGATCTGGGGCTGGTCGAGGTAGAAGTCGATCACCCCGTCCTCGATCGTGAACGGGTTCGGCAGGGGCGTCCCGCCGACGGACTCGGAGTAGATCGCCTCCATGATCAGGTCGGTGGTGCCGGGGTCCAGCAGGCGCACGATGCTGTTGGTCATCAGGTTGCCTGCGTCGTCCTGGACCGGCCGGTGGAAGTGCTCTCGGGTGGGCATGTCGATTCCTTACTCGGAGGCCGGGACGGCGGACGGGATGACGAGGGACTCGCCGAGGACGATGTTGGTGCCGTAGACCGAGGAGGAGGCCCGGGCTTCGCCCTCCCAGACACCTCGGGGCTGGTCGCCGTCGAGGTACCCCTGCTCGAACTCGGTGAGGTCGAGACCGTTGTCGGTGACGAACGCGCAGTCCACGTAGATCACGGTGCCCGAAGGGGGCGGGGGCGCGTACCCGGCGTCGCCGATCTGCGGAGCCGAGGCGAACTCGATGAACAGCAGCCAGTGCGTGGCCTGGTCGCTGGTCGCGGTGTTGAGGTAGCGGAACGGCTCCCACTCCACCCCCGGCCCGATGCGTACCGGGAAGGAGATCGAGTCCTCCTTGACGAAGACGCTCACGCCGTACGGGCGCTCGTAGTACCGGGCGTACAGCGTCACCCAGATCTCGTCGTCGGGGCTGGAGATCTGGACCTCGCCGGAGAGCGTCCGGAACTCGGGGATCCGGAACATGCCGTGGTGCTCGCCCTGGAGGTCGCCCTGCTCGGGGCCGTCGGGTCCCTTGACCAGCAGGCCCGCCCGCTGCCCCGTCGATCCGACGGTGTACTTGAACACCCGGTTGCCGTGGTGGGAGTTGTTCACCTCCACCATCTCGATGGCGACCATGTTGAACTCGACCGCGAGGATCTCCACCGAGGGGTTGGCCTCGATGTTGACCTGCAACCCCTCGCTGACCATCCAGGACTTGAGCAGCGCGAAGGTCTGCGGGGTGCCGAAGTAGTAGGCCAGCGGCGTCGCCCAGTCCCCCGTGGTGGCATCCGCCGTCCGAGGGATGAGGTAGCCGTTCACGTCGAGGGCGCGGAAGAACTCGTCGGAGAAGGTGATCGAGTACTCCTGGACCGTCCCGTCCCCGGTCACCGGGATCTGCTCGTTGCCGAGCATGTAGGTCTGGCTGACCGAGCCGAGGTACCAGGACCAGACCGCATCGGCGGTGCTGCGGACCCGGACCTTCATCTCCATCGCGAGCACGTCGGTCATCGTGGTGCGGCCCTCGGGCAAGGAGACCACCGCCGAGGGGCTGCTCGACCAGGCCTCAGCGAGCCGGACTCCGGTGGCGTCGTCGCCGTCGGTCCACGGGTGCGTGCCGCTCGATCCGACCGCCACGAAGTCCCCGGCGATCGCACTCATCGCGGCGGGCTGGGCCGAGGCCTGGGTGATGTCGGGATCGGCGGTGTCGAGCCCGCCGTAGAGCGAGAAGTGCAGGATCGTGCAGTGGTCCTGGTAGGTGGGGTTCTCGCTGAACTGGTCGAGCCAGGACCAGCCGAAGTAGCCGTTCCCGTTCGGGGTGATGACCGGGAGGATCCAGTCCTCGTAGCCGGAGAGGGTGTAGTGGTTCTCCACCGCGTCCTGGCTGCTGACCTCCGAGTCGAGGTGCAGGGTCGGCGCGGTGTACTCGTGGGTGGCCGTGAGGGTGTCGTCGAGGATGAGCAGTTGCAGGGTGCGTCCGATCTCGGTGTTCTCGAACGGGTCGCTCTGGTCGAGGTCGATGACGGTGACGAAGTTGCCGGGCTTCCACTCCTGGAGCCACCAGATGTAGGAGCCGCGAGAGCCCCGGGTCTGGGCCAGGATCACGTCGGGGTCCGCCACGAGGTCCGTGCCGTTCCACCGGAACCGGCGCAGGATCAGCCGGTCGGAGAGGTCGCTGGCCGAGTTGTTGTAGGTGGTCTCCTGGATCGCGGCGATGACCGAGCCGTCGCTGGCCCCGCAGGTGTTGACGAAGCCGGTGACGCCGTTGGAGGACGTGTAGGTGTAGGTGTAGAAGTCGGCGGTCTGGTCGAGCAGAGTCCCGGAGTAGTCGTAGACCCGGAAGTACTGGTGGTCGCCGCTTTGGAGGTAGTCGGTCTGCACCTTGACCGCGAACACGCCGGTTCCGAGTGTGTGAGCCCTGCCGGGCGACCAGGAGTCCTTCGCCCCCAGCGGGACCACGAAGGACAGGTCCGGGAGGATGGTCTCCCCGTCCCCGGCGATGTCGAACCGGATCAGGAAGACGCCCCGGTGCTCGGTGGCCCCGTTGTTGGTCCAGCCATTCACGAAGATGACGCCGTGCACCGTGTTGCCGGTGCGCCACCAGGAGTCCGCCCAGTCCGAGTACGACGGCCTGGCGTCGAGCACCGTGGCCCACTCGGCGGGCAGGTTCTCCGAGGAGAAGATGACGGTCGGGGCCACGTCGTCGGCGGAGGGGTTCTGCGCGACAGCATCGGTCGCGGGCTTGTCCTTGACGATGCCCGCAGCCAACTGCCCCGGGCTGCCGTCGCCGATCGAGTTGGTGACCAGCACCACCCCTCCCCCGATCGGGTGGTACTGCGGCACGTGCGGCTGCTGGTCGGCGAGGTACTTGCGGTCGGAGACGCCCTGGGAGCCCAGCCGGGCGTTGACCAGCGCCCCGGAGGCGACCAGCACCCGGTCGTCGGCCAGGGGGTAGCCCTCCGGCGTGTAGCCCCACTGCCCGAAGGTGTTCGGGGCCAACTTGGTGACGGCGAGGGTCTCAGCCACGAGGCACCTCCCTGATCCACTGGGTCGCCACGACCGTGCCTCCCTCGGCCTCCCAGCCGTCGGTGTTGCCGCTCTCGCCACCGGGGTTGATCGAGAGGTTCCGCCAGAACGCCGTGGGGGTCTCCACGACCGGGGGCTCCTGGAGCAGGAACTGCCGGTAGAGGAACCACCAGTTCTCCGGGATGGGCTTGCTCCAGGTCTTGAACATCGGGCTGTCGGTGACCGCAGGGAACTGGTCGTACGGCGTCTGGTTCGGCCCGCCGTGCTCGATGGTCTCGCGGGGCATCGCGCCCAACTCCATCGTGGAGTACCAGGGCCGGATCAGCAGCGCGCTCACGTGGGCGTTCTGGCGGTAGGAGCGGACCCGGAAGCGCAGGCTGGAGCCGTCCCCGACATCCTGGGTCTCCGAGGGCACCGAGGGGAACAGGAAGGCCGCGTGCGGGTTGTTGCGGATGTCGAAGACCCGGTACCAGGTGTTGCCGTCGTCGTTGGAGAACTCCCACACGATGGGGTCCTCGAACAGCGAGATGTTGTCCACGTAGAAGGTGTCGCGGGTCGCGCCCTCCTGGTAGAGCCGGACCGAGACCCGGCCGTCGTAGCCCTCGAAGCCCTCGGCCTGGTTGACCAGCGCCACGTCGTCCCAGGTCGGCGCGTACGGCGCGGGGTCGGACGCCTCGATGGCGTCCCAGGTGCCCAGCGCCTCCACGTCGGCCCAGGTGCGGCCGGGGTCGGGGACGGACCCGCCCTCGCCGACGGTGTGTCCGACGTACCACTCGGTGATCCGGCCGGGCTGGGCGTAGGCGACCTCATCGGCGAGCACCTCGCCGGTCTCCGCGACGATCTGGAGGTGCAGCGGCCCACCGAGGTTGGTCGGCGCGTACACCCGGGCCGCAGCGTAGATCCGGCCACCCACGGCGGGGTAGAGGAACTGGCTGCTCTCGATGCCCCCGGTCGAGGCCGGGGTGCCCTCCAGGGTGTCGGCAGCCAGGTCGTCCCAGACCGGCAGGTTCGGGTCCGGCTCGGACCCCTCGATGTCGTTCCAGGTGCCCATCTGCTCGATGAAGTTCCAGAACCCGTTCGAGGCCAGGGAGTCCCCGGCGACCGCCACCCGGTCCACCCGCACGGTGGTGCCGATGTCGGTGTTGAGGTCGCTGCTCTGGGTGATCTGAGCCCCGCCGTAGCGCCTCCAGCGCAGCAGCCGGGGGTCGTTGAAGTCCGGGTCCGAGAGCATCTGGTGGGGAGGCGTCTGAGAGGTGGCGAACTGGATCCCCCGGACGTTGCGGCGCGAGGAGAGCACCTTGCTGGTGGCCTCGACGTAGCCGCCGATCAGGGAAGCGGCAGTGAGCCCGGAGGGGCTGTCGAGACGCCAAGGCCGAGCGCTGGTCTCCAGCACGTCCATGTCGTGGAAGTGGAGCAGGTACTCCTCGGTGTCGTCGGCGGCGGTGTAGTCCACCTTGAACATCCGGATCGAGTTCAGCCCGACGAAGTAGGCCACCTTCGCGGTGTGCCGGACCTCGATGGTCTCGTAGTAGTGCCGACCGACCTGGGTGAAGCGCGGGGCCTGCCGGACGCCCTGGTGCCAGGGGATCAGGTTGAACGAAGGGCTCAGCGCCTTGAGCCGGTCCTGCGCGTTCGGGTCCTCGGCGTAGAGCGCCTCGGTCGGGGTGTACTCGGGGTAGACGTTCTCCGAGTGGACGAGGTTCATCAGGCGCTGCTGGTCGGCGAACCGGACCACCGCCCCGAGGTCCTGGTTGACCTTCGCGCCGGAGCCGCCCGGGGATGCCTCGGAGGCCCCGCTCACGTTGCGGAGCGCGACCGAGTTCTCGTAGGTCTCGCGGGTGAACACCTTGACCTTGCGGGTCATCGGGAAGATCGAGGAGTAGGGCTGGGCGACGAGGTTGGTGAACTCGAACTTGAAGAAGCGGGCGAGCACCGGGTCGAACTTCAAGAGCCCCTTGTGCAACTTGAAGTCGCGGTTGATCGGGGTCCACTCCAGGGACTCGTAGATGTCGCCGGGGCCACCGACGAACCCCCACGGGTTGATCGAGTCGTCGCCGACGGTGCGGGTGTCGGGGTTCTGCCGGAGCAGCGCGTTGCGGGTGTGGTCCGGCCGCTCCTCGCCGATCTCCGGGCGGGCCAGGAACTCCCCGAGGGTGTCGGCGGACAGGAACTCCTCGCCGTCGAACGCGCCCTGCTTGAGGATCGCCCCGGCCAGGATGTACCCGCCCCGGCCCACGTCGGCGTTGGAGTCCTTGCGCAGCGCCCCGAACCTCAGGGTCCCGGCCAGGTCCTGGTCGGCGAACGGGAGCCCGGTCGCGAGGTCGATCCCGCTGGCCTGGGGGACGTACGGCGCAGCGGACGCCCCGGCGTTGAAGTCCGGCATCAGCATCTGCACCTGGTCGCCCTCGGAGACCACCACGACGCGCAGCGAGTCGTTGACGACGAAGGTCGCCGGGGCCGCGAGCGTCGCGCCCCGGACGGTGGCCACGATCTGGCTGTCCTTCCACTCGACCCGGAGGCCGGGCCAGTCGATGAACACCCGGGGGTCGGTGGAGGTGGAGGCGAACTGCGGCTGGATGGCCAGCCCGACCCACCAGTCCTTGGCCGGGTCCCACTGGATCATCGTGTTGTCGATGTCGAGGTAGCCGAAGTCCTCGGCGGGGAACAGGACGCCGCTGGCCTTGGAGGACACCGCGCCACGGGGCTGGAGGCCCGGGAAGCGCAGCGGGGAGTCGGAGGCCTCGAAGCCCCCGGACAGGTCGAGCGCCTGGGCGGAGTAGTAGAGGTTGACGCTGACCCCGGAGGTGGTCGGGTCCACCTCGAAGCGGTCCACCGTCTGGGGTCCGCCGTTGCCGTCCCGGGCGTCGGCGTAGAGGTTGACCACGGCGTACGGCACCGGCTGGGGCTCGCACTTCCAGATGTCGTCCTCGCCGACGCGCTGCGACTTGGGGGTCCGGGCGATCGCGGCCCTGGTCGGCCAGAGGATGTCCGAGGCGCTGTACTGGCGCAGCACGAAGTCCACCGGGGAGCCGAGCAGGTCGGTGGAGGAGGAGAAGGTCTCGGCCAGGTCCACCTGCTGGGTGGGGGTGAGGTCGCCCGGCAGGTCGGTGCGGTCGGCGACGGTGTGGCCGACCTGGAAGTCCTGCACGGCCAGCGAGTAGTTGACCGGATCCCCACGGCGGTCCCGGGGGACGCCCTTGGTGGGGATGCGGGTGAGCACCAGCCGGAACCGGCTGGCCTTGATGTTGCGCGAGTGCACGTTCACGTCGTGCCAGTGGCCCGCGCCCCGGTGCTGGTGGTGGCGGTGGGTGTTGTCGAAGACGCCCTCGTGGACCACCTTCGGGGTGGAGTCCTTGAGGGTGACCACCACCGGCTTGCCGTTGCGCTTGCGGCGGACCGGACGCCACTCCTCGTACCGCTCGTTGTAGTACTGGAGCCAGGCCCGGCAGGGGAAGTTCGACAGCCTGAACTGGAACTTGTTGACCAACTTGGTCGTGTTCAGGCTCACCTCCATCACCTCGCGGATCGGCGAGGTGGCCCGGCGCTGCGGGGTGGCCCAGAACCGGTTCGGGGAGTCCCACTTGGTGCCGCCCAGGGCAGCAGTGTTGGCCTCGTAGAGGCTCTTGAGGTCCTCCAGCGGCACGCCGTCGATGTAGAGCCGGGAGAGCACCTCTCCGTTCAGGCCCGGGGCCACGGAGATCGCGGGGATCTTAGCCATGCGGCACGGCCTCCATCCGGGGCTCCGAGAAGGGGTGCGAGACGAGCACGCCCTCCGAGGCGTACCGAGCCGCCAGCGCACGGCGGGGGTCCATGATCGACCGGTCGGCGGTGAACCGCTCGCGGGTGCCGTCGCGGTAGGTCACCAGTTGGTCGGTGCGGGTGTCGGTGATCGGCCCTCGGCCTGGCTCGTCCTTGGCGTCGTCGTTGGGGTCGAAGGAGTACGACTTCACCGCGACCACCTCGGGGTTGTACGACCACTCCGCAGCCTGCTGGACAGACCACGGGGGCTTCGGGATCGAGCGGCGGTCGGAGGCGAGCAGGCCCTCCAACTCCTGGCGCAGCGAGAGCGGGTACGGCTCGATCCCCTCGGGGGTGATCAGGTCGCCGCGAGGGGCCACCCGGGTGGAGACCTCCCAGTAGTTGGAGTCGGCCACCAGGTTGGTGATCGGCGCGTCGCGGTGCAGGGCCACGCCGTCGGGGTTGACCGTCAGCAGGACGCTGGCGGGCTTGAGCACGTTGAGCACCCGGATGATGGCGCTCATGTCCTCGGCCCGCTGCCGGTCCGCCTCGTCCTGGCCGTCCTCGTCGGCGATCCGGATGTAGTCCTTCTTCGGGTGCACGACGACCTCGGCCCGGGTGTTGATCCCGGTGCGGCCGATGGTCACGATGTCCTCGACCTGGCTCCACGACGGCAGGTTCGGGCTGGGGTTGGACTGCTCGATCTGGTCCCAGGTGCCCAGGGCCTCGACCTCGTTCCAGGTGAGCCCGGTGCTGCCGGTGCCGAACGTGTCGAGCAGGCTCCAGACCTCGTAGATCTCGCACTCGACCTGGGTGATCGCCTCGGCCGCAGCCTTGATGCCCGGCAGCGTCGCCCCGAGGTTGATCGCGGAGGCCAGCCTGTAGATCCGGTCCCGGAACGCCGCGTCGCGGTTCTCGATCTGGTCCCACTCGTTCGGCGTGGCCGTGTCGGTGTGGGGGTTGATCCAGAGCAGTTCGTTGGCGAAGCGCGAGATCCCGAAGATCGCCCCGTAGAACCGGTCGAGGTCGTAGAAGTGCGTGCTCTGCAAGGCGTTCTGGAACTGCACGACCGTGTTGCGCTTGCGCAGTTGCCCGGCCCCGGACTCGCCGAGCAGGGCCTTCATCAGCCGGACCAGGTGGCTGTCCTCGCGCAGGTCGTAGAGGTTGTCCGGGAAGTGCGCCAGCCGGTCGCTGACGGACTTGTCCGGGATGGCCATGCCGGTGGCCGAGGAGAGGCCGGTGACCTGCGGGGTGCTCGGGTCGATCTGGGTGGACATGATGTCCTGGAACGGCCGGTCGGTGCCGTCGAAGAACGGCTCGTTCTGGGTGAAGATCGCCTCGGTCATCACAGGCCCCCGAACGAGTTCTCCGCCCGCAGCACCTTGACTGCGGAGTGGAACACCGGCAACTCCCCGTCGCCGAACCGCAGGTCGGAGGGTCGCCCGGTGGCATCGACGAACGACTGCGTGACGACGCCCTCGACCATCCGCTGCACGCCGACGGTGTAGCCGTTCGGGGCGGCGGAGTTGTACCCGGCGTGGTCGCCGCCGTGCAGGAAGCGCACGTTGTCCACGCCCGGGACGTTGTGGACGATCTGGAGCAGGTCGGAGATCTGCACCCGGCCCTGGAAGCCAGCCCGGACGAAGTGCTCGCCCAGCGCCCGGTCGATCTCGGAGTTCACCACCGGCTGGTTGGCCCGGGGCTCGTACATGATCGCCAGGGAGAGCCGCAGTTCGACCAACTTCGCCTGGTGGGTCCTGGCGTCCACCCCGAGCAGCCGCCAGCGCTCCACGGCCGTCTGGATGCTCGCCACCATGGCGTTGTAGAGGTAGGGCGCGGTGCTCTGCCCGCCGACCGTGAAGACCGCGCCGTCGGGCGGCAGGTAGCCGACGGCGTTGTGCCACTCCAGGCCGAACGCGGAGGTCGGGGTGTAGCCGAAGGCGTCGTCCTGGTGCACCACCCGGTAGGCGTAGCGGACGGTCTCCCCGCCGATCGTGGCCTCGGTCCCCATCGGGTTCGCTGCGGTCGCCAGGCCGAACACCTGGCCGCTGACGCTCAGCGTCGAGGGCACGGCCATGATCGGGCCGAAGGCGAGCGGGACGAAGACGTTGCCGATGGCCGGAGGGGTCTCGTCGAAGCGGCGGAACTTGTGCCGCGACAGGGGGTCCACCGTGGGCAGCGCGATGTCGTTGAAGACGTTGGTGGAGTTGAACACGACGGTCTGCACCGCAGACTGAGCCCGACGGCCTCCGACCCAGAGGTCCACCCGGTTGGTGATGCCCGACTCCGGCCGGTTGCGGCTGGCCAGAGGCTGGTACTCGAAGTCCACCTCGATCATGGTCTCGTCGGGGATCTTGGTGGCGTCGAGCACGTTGACCTTCGGCGGGTTGACCGTGGTGTCCCAGGAGTAGTCGCGGCCCTTGAGCGCGATGTCTCCGGCGTCGATGTTCTCCCCGACGAACACCGGCTCGCTGTAGATGTAGAAGGCGTCGTCCACGGTGGTCTGGCCGACCCCGGCGACGATCTGCACCTGCTCGCGGCGCTTCTTGCTAGCGCCGATCACGTTGGCGGCGTAGCAGTTCGGGTCGTCCAGGGCGACGCCGAGGTACATCTGCTCGGTGCCCGCGAGGTTGCGGAAGACCGTCTTCTTCCAGCGGGTCCGCAGTTCCTCGTCGGTCTCCTGCGAGGTGCCCCCGGTCAGCGGGCTGACGTTGGCCACCGAGCCGACCCCGGCGATCGGGGTGGAGATGGCCGTCAGAGCGTTGGCCGCGAGGTTGCCAGACGGGCCGCTCTCGACCGCCTGGACGGCCACGGTGACGCTCATCGCCCCGGGCTCGATGTAGGCCCCCGAGACGGTCTGCACGACCACCGGGGGCGTCGTGGTGGAGGTGATCTCGGTGTTGACCGGGATGAAGACCGTGCTGGTCAGCGAGGAGGACGCGGCGCGGGTGAACACCACGGTGCCCGAGGCCCGCTTGCCCGCCAGCCGCGCCAAGCCGAACAACTGCACGAAGTCGTCGAGGTCGGCCTCGATCTTCGAGTCGATGTCGTACTGGTAGGACAGCAGGTAGGAGTCGATGTAGGCCTCGGCCACGGACTCCGACACCGCGTCGATGATCTTGCGGGTGGTGGTGCCTACCGAGGTGTCGAGTTCGGGATCGGTCAGCCGCAGGGTGGAGATGATCTGGCTGGCCACATCGTTGATTCGCGCCGTCACAGGGTCACCGTCCGGTTGAGTTCCACGTCCAGCCCGGCCTGAGTGGTCAGGCTGATCCGGATCGAGATCGAGTCGTCACGCACCTGGGCCTCGATGTCGTTGACCTTCCGCACCACGTCGGCCGTGGCGAAGCGGCTGCGGCGTCCGTTGAGCATGTCCTGGTAGACCTCCTGGTCCTGGATCGCGATGTACTGCGCGATCACCCGGGACACCTCGGAGCGCACCTGGAACTCCATGTCCTCGGTCAGGGGCTGGCCGATGTAGTCGATGAGCACCGAGCCCCATCGGTCCCCGTGGAACCGGTCGGTGCCCCAGCGCTCCCCAAGGGCCAGCGAGAGGTCCTGCCGGACCTTCGTCGCTCCGGAGACCACGGCGTGGCCGGACTGACCGACCACCAGGTCCCCGTTGCTGAGCGCGAGAGTCTTCATCCGTGCACCTCCATCCCTTCATGGGCCTCACCGGGGGACCGACAGCGAATGCGCTCAGTCCAGCGACCTGGTGAACGAGGCCCCCTCCTCGACGACCAGCCCGAGTTCGAGCAGCGCGTCGAGGATCTCGATGGTCAGCGGGTCAGCACCGTCCCGGGGCGCGGTGATCACGGGCGGGGTCGGCTTGCTCGCCTTGGTCAGGAAGACCCATCCGCCGAACTGCTTGGTGATCGTCCAGACATCGCCCGGCTTCGGCCACGCGCCGCCGCCCATGCGGCTGAGCACGGACACCTGGACCTCCATGCCCTGGCTGTCGCGGCACAGCGCGAAGCCGTGGTCGGAGATTATTTCATGTACCTGGACGCGCTTCACGTCGAACCCGACGCCTCGGGTCATCGGCTGCCTGGCCATCAGACCAGCACCTCCTGGTCACCGGGCCGGAACGGGCCTCCCGGCAGGTCGGGGATCACGGGGTTGACCGGGGCGTTCCCGGCCCCGCGCCCAGGCTGGTAGCCCGACGCCAGCGGCAGCCCGAACAGGGCGTGGTTCTTGTCGGCCTCGCCGCGTGGCATGTACGCCGGGGCGGCGATGTTGACCATCGTGTCGAACCGGCCACCCTCGCCGAACGAGAACGAGTGGGTCACCGTGGTGATGTAGGCCTGGAAGTCGAAGGCCGGGGCCTGGAGCAGCAGGCCGGGCCAGGCCTCCGGCATCCAGGTCATCGGGATGTCGGAGTTGTACTGGTAGGCCCACTGCCGCATGAACATGTAGACGGCCGAGAAGAACTCCGCCTTCGGACCCACCAGCCCGTCCATCATCTGGAAGTCCGGCCGGGCTCCGAACCGCTTGTAGACCCACTGGGCGAACCCCGGGGCGTCCTTGGGCTTGATCCCGAACAGCCCGGCCATCATGTCGGGGCTGTCGATGTTGGCCACGCCCAGCGTGGTGGTCGGGAGCAGGGCCTCCTGGACGAAGTTGGTGTAGACCCCGCCGTTGGACAGGTCCAGGCCCGCCGTCTCACCGGTCTGGGTGAACTGGTGGGTGACGAAGTGGTCGTCGGACCAGATGACGTTGAAGTCCTGGATCTCGATCGGCTCGACCCGCAGTTTCCCGGCCGTGCCCCACAGCCCGTAGTAGTCGGGGAACCAGCCGATCAGGTCGCCGTTCGGGGCCGAGCAGAACGAGCGCATCGTCGAGGAGAACAGGTTCTTGATGTAGGGCAGCAAGGGCTGGTCGTTGAGCATCGTGCGGACCCCGGTGAGCGCGTTGGCGAGCACGCTCTGCGAGGAGGTCGCGTCGAAGATCGGGTACCACGGGGCGTCCCCGAACAGGGCGTCGATCGGGTCGTTCGGGTTGTACCCCGGCAGTTCGCTGGCGGGAGGCGGGTCCGTCCAGCCGTCGGTGATGCCCCCGGTCGTCCCGGCCCCTCCGGTCGTCCCGTCGCTGGCCGTGGAGGACCACATCCCGTCGGTGATGAACTTCGCCGGATCCACGTCGTTGCCGTAGCGGTAGGGGGCCGAGCGGACCTCCAGGTGCAGGTGGTCGCCGAACGACCGGCCGGTGTCGCCGACCTCGCCCAACTTGGTGCCGGTGGTGACCTTCTGCCCCTCGGAGACGCTGACCTGGCTCAGGTGCCCGTAGATCACCTGGAAGTCGCCGACCTGCTGGGTCACCGAGAGGCCATAGTCCCCGTTGCTCCCGGCCTGGACGATCCGGCCGTTGTCGATCGCCTCCACCCGGTCCCCGGTCACCGCGAACCCGAAGTCGATGCCGGTGTGGTAGCCCGCCGCCCAGGAGCCCTTCGCCCGGTACGGGGTGGTGATCGAGTTGGCCTCCACCGGCCAGTGCCGGGTCCCGCCCACCTGCACCGAGGACGAGTCCCCAGTGGTGATCGGGCCTCCGCCTGAACCGGCGTACGCCAGCGCCGGGATCAGCCCGCCGAAGTCCCAGTAGGACTGGGAGTTGCTCGTCACCCCTGCCGGGACACCGGAGCGGTGCGCCCCGACGGTCTTCTTGCCGTCGCCGAGACTCATCTCGACGTGGTAGGTGCCCGAGGGCTGGCCGTTGCGCGAGACGAACAGCAGCGCCCCGGGAGTGCGCAGCGCCTCGGACACGGAGATCCGCCTGCACCAGCCCGCCTGTGCCGCCGAGGTGCGCGGCGTCCCCGCGAGGTGCCCCAGGGTGTCCAGCACCACCCTCTGCACGAACGAGGAGCAGTCCAGTCCGGGCGGAGGGTTCTGGGTCAGGATGTCCAGCCGGGTCCCGCCGTACTGCTGGGTGTAGCGGATGTTGGGGTAGCGCTCGACGAGGCTGAGCGCCACCCCGAGGGCGTTGAGCCCGGTGCGCACCGAGGAGTTGCCCGAGCGGGGCGGACGGCCGGTCGGCCCACCTCGGTCGTCGGCCTCCTGCCTCTTGGTCTTCAACATCTTCCGGACCAGGGCGTAGGCCATGTCCTCGTACTGGGCGTACCGGTCGGGGTAGGCCGAGACCTGCACGTCCTGGGCCAGAGCGCCGAGGCTCATCTTCTGCCAGCCGGAGTGATCGAACAGCCCGGGAGTGCCGCCAGCGGTGCCGCCGTGCAGGAACTTCTTCGTCGAGGAGGCAGGGTTCATCCGCTCGGCGATCGTCCCCCAGGAGGCCCGCTGCTGGAACAGGCCCACCGAGTCGTGGTCGCCAGCGGCCGACCCGTCGTTGGGGAAGTTCTTCGACTCGGGGTACTTGTCCGAGGCGAGGTTGCGCAGCCCGGTCTCCACCATCGACACCGCGAGCGCGGTGGCCAGCACCTTGGCCTCGTAGCCCCTCGCGGCCTTGTTCGCCGCGATCAGGTCGTAGGCGGTGCTGACGATCAACTCGGCGTTCTTGCGCTGCACCCGGTCCAGGGTGTGACCGGCGAAGGTGGTCTGCGACCCCAGGGTGCCCAGGAAGCCTCCGGGCACGTCGGGGTAGTTGGCGAGGTCGGCCTCGCTGCCACCGACGCCCGCCGAGTCAGCGACGCCGCCGAAGGTCGCCCCAGTCCCGAGGGAGGCCTTGTACTCGGCGGCGAGCCGGTCCGACTCCTCGGTCCACACGTCGGCCTGCTGAGCCATCTTGACGACGATCTCGTACCAGTCCTGAGGGATCTTCCCGATGTGCACCTTCGAGCGCGGCCAGCCGACGACCTTCTCCAGGACGGTCTGGATGACGTTGAGGATCGAGCCGTCCACGTCCTTGCGGGCCTGGGTCAGCGCGGTCATCACCATGGTCTGGCTCTGTGCCGTGAAGGAGTCCCAGTACCAGTACTGGAGCCGCTTGAGCGAGCACGAGGCGGAGATCGGCACCTCGCGAGGCCAGGCGGTCTTGAGCGGCACCGAGTTGAGCAGGCCGGTGAAGGTGCGCACCCAGGCGACCCGGCGCATGAACACCACGATCCGGTCGTTGGGCATGAACACCCCGTCGTACTTGCGCCGGGCGTTCATCAGCGTGAAGTCGAAGGTGCTCACCCCGTCCGAGCGGCGCACCATCGTGCCCCCGGTCAGGTCGCCGGACACGTCGATGACGCCGTGCTTCTCGCTCTCGATGTAGCACCGGATCCCGGGGCTGTAGATCAACGTGGGCATCAGACTCCGGGCTCCCCGATCTCGTTGCCGACCCGGACGCCCTGCGAGGCGACGGCTGCCGGGGCCGACCCGTTCAGCGCGGCCTGGATCGCCGGGGCCTGGTTGCCGTTCAACTGCACGCCGGTCGGATAGAAGTACTGGGTCTCCTCCGAGCGCACAGCGGCGAGGTCACCCTGGACGATCGAGATGTCGAAGTCCTCGTTCCAGTCGATGTGCTCCCGGGAGCACTCGAAGGTGATGGCGGGCGAGTAGACCATCTCCCCGAGCACCTTGCCGAACTCGGCCCCGCTCGTCGGCACCCCGGCCCTGCGGAAGTTGCGGGAGGGCACCTCCACCAGCATCTGCGGCGTGGTCTTCTGCTTGAGGTCGAGGTCGAGGGCGTGCTCGGAGAAGCCCATCAGGTAGCGGCTGAGCGAGCGCCGCTCGGCCTGGCCGATCAGGTCCACCACCACGGCGAACTGGGTCGGGGCGGTGCGGTGCGGGTAGAACGCCCGGGAGGCCCGGGCCTGGGACTCCTCGGCCACCATCTCGAACCCGAAGGTCACCTGCTTGGCCCGCACCCGGTACACCCGGCGCTGGCCGTCCTTGGTGTAGGACAGCGTGCAGTTGAGCCCGCTCCTGGCCACCTAGAACACCTCCTCCTGGGCGAAGGGCCGGTCGAGGTCTGCATCCTCGAACACGCTCTCCTCGACACCCTGCTCGGGGGCGAAGTCGGGCACGCTGAGCCGGGCGTAGGTCGCCTCGTCGATGTCGTGGGCCATCCCGCCCTCGGTGAAGGCGAAGCCGGACATCACCACGCCGACGCGGTTCGTCGGCGGCAGCGGCATGGAGACCCGCACGTCGGATCCCCACTGAGCATCGTCGCGCTCCATCAGACCCCCGCCTCCGCTCCGCGCAGTGCCGCCGCGCCCTTGGGCGACGACCCGTCCACGGAGTCCTTGACGCTGCCGTAGTAGTCGCCGAAGTTGCCGTTGTACTCCGAGGGCTTCCAGCCCACGCCCTGGGAGATGCGGCTGATGTAGCCGTTGATCGCCTTGGCCCTGGCCTTGTCGAGCATCCCGTTGGAGGACCCGGCCCGGACCAGGGCGTCGGAGGCCTCCTGCACCACCTGGAGGGTCAGCACGTAGCCGTGGGAGAACTTGCCGGTGCTCAGCGAGATCACGCCGCCGTCGGGGTCGGCGATGTCCTTGATGTAGACCCGGAACCGCCAGTTCTCCGGAGGGTAGGCGAACACCGCTGGCCGGTGCATCTTGGCGTGCTGCTGGGCGTCGCGGGCCTGCCACTCCATCATCTGCCGGATCCGCAGCGTGAACCTCTTGGCCAGCCGCCAGGAGCGCCCCTCGTGCTCAGCGGTGCCGTCGGCCCTGCTGCGGTCCTCGCCGAACAGGCCCTGGATGGTGATGTCGGAGAGCGTGGCCCCGTTGACCTGCACCACGCGCCCGCCGACGGTGTTGGTCACCGAGGTGTTGACCTTGAAGTTCCAGTCAATGGACTGCGGGTCGATCCGGAACCGGATCCCCATCCCGTCGGGGAAGCCCAGCGTCGCGAAGCCCATCAGCCACCACCCATCGCCCCGGAGCCCCGGTGGGTGGGCTTGCGCGGCTCGCCGTCGGCGTCCTCGGCGTAGCCGGAGACGCGGAGCAGCCTGCTGGCCTCGGGGGACAGGTCGATCTGGACCCGGGTCCCCTTCCAGCCCTTGCTGTTGCCGCCCGGCTTGTCGCCGGGGTGCTCCTTGAAGTACTCCTCCGCGCTCTGCCCGACGGACGCACCCTTGCCCTTCTGCTTGGCCTCCTTCGCGGCCTTCTTCCGGGCGGTGCCGTCCACCTCCCCTCCGGTGAACGCGCCGATGTCCTCGCCGCCGTACTCCCCGCCGACGAACTTGGCCTGGCCGCTCTGCAACTGCCCGGAGTAGTACTTGATGGCCTCCTCCAGCGAGACCACCTTCGAGCCCTTGGGGCCACGGACCTGGACCTTCTGGTCCTTCTGGGAGTCCTCGCTGAGGCCCTGGAGCATCGCCTCCATCGCGCCCGAGCGGCTCTTGGTCTTCTCGGCCTGGCCGATGTACGCCTCGGTGGCACCGGCCGCAGACGACCCGAACAGGCCGTTGCCGTGCTCGCGGAGTTCACCCTGCCAGTCCTTGGCGTTGATCAGGCCCTGCTTGCCCTTCTTGGCCGCGACGCCCTTCGAGCCCCGGGCGGTGGACTTGCCGCTGAGGTCGGTCTTGCCGACGTTGGCCTGCTTCTGGGCGGAGACGGCACCAGCGGTCTGGCCGTTCAACTCCCGGATCAGGTGCATGGTCGCGTCCTGGTGGGACCGGAACTGCATCCCGTAGAACTGCGAGGCCATCTGCTGGAAGGCCACCGGGTCGAGGTCTCCGGCCCGGTTCCAGAACTCGGTGGCGATCGCCTCGGACTCGGCCGACGGGTCGGCCTGGAGCGCCTCGGAGCGGCTCTTGATCTCGTTGTTGAGCCAGCGCCACAGGCCGGGGTCGTAGCCCTCGATGTAGGACTGCAAGGTCTGCGCGCCCATCTGGGATGCCGCGTTGTTCACCCGGGTGGGGTTGGTGCGCTCCATCGTGTTGAGTTGGTTCAGCGAGACGCCCATGCTGCCCGCGAGCATGTAGCGGTAGGAGTTGTTGCTCATCTGGCCCGACGGGTCGAGGTGCTGGAAGCCCCGACCACCCATGGTCATCGCCTGGGCGCGGTTCTCGGCCACGGTGGTCGAGGACGCCCCGAAGCCCGACTGGATCGCGGTGTTCACCAGTTCGGTCAACTGCGCCCGAGCCTGCTGGGCGTTCACCCCGGCGTCGCCAGCGGACAGGGAGAGGTCGTCGAGCGCGTCCTTGAGTTGCATCAGGTCGGTGTTGGCGCTGCGCGAGGCGACCGAGAGCACCTGGAGCGACTCGGGCACCGAGGCCCCGAACGCCTCCTTGGACTGGTACATGAAGTCCATGGCGTCCTCGCGGTTCTGCGCCATGTCGTCGGAGCCGTTGTTGTAGCCCAGCGCGGTCGCGCCCTTGAACGCCTGCCGGGCCTCCTGCTCGTTGAACAGCCGCCCGTACTCGACGCGCTGCCACTCCTCGCCCATCCGCTCGCCGATGGCCTCGATGTGGCCACCCGAGCCGCCGACGCTGCGGTAGAAGTTGTTCTTGTTGATCTGCGACTGGTACTCGCTGATCAGGTTGGCCCCGAGTTGCAAGGCCGGGACCGCGCTGACCGCGCCGCCCCAGATCTTGTTGCTCAGCCCCGGCCCGTAGCCGCCCTGGGGCACGTACGGGGTCCTGGGGGTGCCACCGGGCTGCGGAGCACCTGCCGGAGCGCCAGCGCCCCCGCCAGAGCCTCCAGAGCCGCCTCCGGCCGATCCTCCGGTGGGTCCCGACGGGGCTCCCGAGCCCCCGCCCTGGCCCGGGATGATCTGCTGCGCGGGAGAGGAGCCGGTCTGCACCGGCTGTCCGGCTCGGGCCTGGGGGTCGAGGCCACTGCTCGCGTCCCAGCCCCGGAGGCCGAGCACCTGCCGACCGGCGCTCCTGACGCTGGAGGTCATCCCCGCGAGGTTGTCCCAGGACTGCTGGGGGCCGACCGAGGCCTTGAGGCTGCCCAGCGCGGCCGAGCGCGACCGGACGGACTGCGGGGCGGTGTCGCCGAGCAGCGACTGCATCGCCGCAGTCTGCTGGCGCTGCGACTCCACGATCTGATCCACGGAGTTCTGGAACGCCTGCACCACAGGGCCGAGGGCGTCCACCCCGCTCTCGGGCCGATCGAGTCCGACAGCCATCAGACCCACTCCCCTGGCACGGGGCGCTCGCCGTCAGCGCCGGAGACGCTGATCTCGTCCTGGCCCATCATCTGCGCGAGCAGGGCCAACTCGTCATCGGCGATGTCGGAGGGGGACTGCCAGCGCACGCCGGAGTAGTCGTACTCCACACCGTCCTGGGCCAGGGAGTCCTCGGCTTCGAGGTCGGCAGCCTCGCCGGGGAAGTACTCGGGGAAGACCTCGGCCGGGCTGGCACCTGCTGCGATCTGGGCCAGCCGGAAGTCGCTGACGAAGCGCTCGCCCTTGTCGAGGGTGTCCTGACGCTGGAGGAGTTCCAGCCCGATCTCCTGCACCACCGACAGCCTCCTTCCTCGCATCAGCCCCCTCCGCTCGACGAGACGGAGTTGGTGCTCTAGCCAGTCGTCGATTCGGCTGGGGCTGACGCTTTTCCCATGGCCTCCACGACACTGGTGGTCTTCATCTCCAGTTCGAGGTACTTGAGGTAGACGGCCTCGATGGTGAACTGGAACCAGCGGGCCTTGACGTAGTTGAAGCGCTGGTACGCCCAGGCGAAGTCGTTGGAGTCCGCAGCCACCGGGACCGGCAGGTCCGAGCCGTCCACCTTCTGCGTGGCCAGGGCGACCATCGCGGTGCGGTAGGCGAGCCCGGCTCCCATCGTCTGGTCGTACTCCTTGGTCAGCAGGGTGACCGCGAGCAGTTCATCGACGGTGAGGGTCCGGATCACGAACTTGTGGCCGAGCCACTCGAACTCCCGAGACAGCGACCCGATGAAGGCCAGGCCGTGGAAGTCGTCGCGGTAGCGCGGGTCGAACTCCGGAAGCCGGTTGCCCTCCTCGTCCAGCAGCGGCCCAACCTCCTCCTCCGGCACGGGGTCGAAGATGCTGGGTCGGGCCTGTGCGAGGTCGAAGGGGGCGAAGCCCTCCTCGTCGGTCTGCGGCTCAGGCGACTCCTTGGCCTGCGGGTCGGAGGGGAAGTCCAGGCCGAGGTCGAGGGTCTCCTCGTGGAACTCGTCCTGCAACTCCTGCGACCCGTCGCCCGGGGGCAACGGCATGTTGGCTCTCCTTCTCGGGATCAGCGGCGGCGGTTGAGCGGGGAGGTGTGGGTGTAGGCCACGGTGATCCCCTTGGTGACCGCGAGCGCCCCGACGGTAACGGTGTCCCCGTCGTTGATGTCCACGATCACGCAGTTGTGGTAGACCTTGCCCCGCCAGCGGCCTGGCTGCCGCTCGGTGCCCGGGGGCTTGATGATCTGCTGGCAGGTGACGTACTGCGGGTCGGCCGCGAGACGCCGGAAGATCTCGACGATGTTGTAGGTGCCCGCCAGCCCGGCCAACTGCTCCCAGACGGCGGTGTTCCACAACTCGCGGACGGTCAGCATCAGCGTGCCGCCCTGGAGCACGCGGCTGGTCGCGATCTCGACCGGGTGCTCGTAGCCGATGGGGTGGATGAACTGGTACGGCTGACCCAGGTCGGAGAACGCCCGCTGCCCGGAGTCCTCGATGCCCTCGCAGAACGCGATGGGCTTCCCTCGGTACTGGAACGTGGTGTAGCCGGAACCGACTACACGGACCTTGGTGTTGGGCATCTCTCGGCCGATCCTTCCGGGTTAGGCTGCTGCGTCCTGCTCCTCGATGAGGATCTCGCTCGTGCTGAGGTCCATCGAGAAGGAGACGGTGATGTAGTTGAGGGGCAGGAACGGGCGGTAGGTGAACTGGGCCTCGATCGCCGTCGGGTCCCCGCTGGGCAGGGACTGCTGGCGGACCTGGAGGTCGAGCCACTCGCGCAGCACCAGGTCGGTCTCGGCCGCGTCGAGGATCCCGGTCAGGATGCCCTTGACCCGGATGGTCATCTCGTCGTCGATCGGGTCACCGATCAGGTCGGCCGCGATGATGCCCTCGGAGACCAACTGGTAGAGCGTGTCCTGCGAGCGGGTGACGCTGATCTCGCGGGTGAGCAGGCTCGTCGGGTCGGTGGAGATCCCGTGCCGGACGACCAGCCGGTTGGACCGGCCTACCTCGGTGACCGCCACCCCGGCCGCAGACAGGGTGTTCTTGAAGGTCCGCGTCATCTCGCTCTTGACCGTGGTCGGGATGCCGCTGAACCCGTAGATCTGCTGCTGGGTCAGGCCCCGGTTGAGGTCCGAGGCCGCGAGCCGCCCGGCGTACGCCGCCGCCAGGTACTGGCCACCGACCTCGGTGGTCTGGCCGAGGTTGTTGTTGTAGAGGTGCATCCGGTTCGGGAACGCCAGCATCACCCGCTTGGAGCCCACCGCAGCGGCCACCTCGTCGAAGGACGTGCCCGAGTCGTCGTAGAGCGTGTCCGCCCCCACGAAGGCGATCCGGCCGAAGCCGGAGGCTGCCTGGGTCTCGCAGTGGGTGCGGGCGTCGGAGACCAGCCCGGCGAAGCCCGAGGTGTAGGCCGTCCCGTCGGTGTCGGGGGCCGCGAAGACCGGCACCAGCAGCGTCGTGGAGTAGGACTCCTGCAACTTGGTGTAGGCCTGCTGGAACCGGGTGCGCAGGTTGATCTCGGTCGTGGTCGGCTCCACGGCCAGGCAGACCACGGTGCCCGCGCCGTTCTCGAACGCGATCCTGGCAGCCAGGGACACCGGGCTGGCGACCTGGGATCCGTCCGGGTCGCTGGGCAGCGAGGAGAGCATCGCCGGGCCGTAGATCTGCTCGACCGAGTAGTACTCGTCGAAGCGCTGCGGGGAGTAGTAGGTCTCGTCGGCGTAGGAGTAGGAGACGGTGACGACCTCCCCCTCGGTGACGGCCGTCGATGCCCCGACTCGGGCGATCGTGGTGGACTCGCTGGCGGTGGCTCCGCGCACCAGCGCGTAGTCGGTGTTCTCCACCAGGACCGTGCCGTCGGCCTTGGTCACCACGAGGTCCGGGCTGGTGTCGCTGTCGGGCAGCACGCCCTTGTTCAGCAGCGGCTTGGCCGTCGTCGTCAGCGTGACCGACTCGGTGGAGACCTGGTACCCCCGAGCCTGGCCAACAACGGTGACGGTCGTGGTCGGCACGCCGACGGGGGTGACGATGCCCTCGGCGTTCCCCCGGACATAGACCCCGGGCGGGTTGTACTGAGTGAAGTCAACAGTCACTGGAGTCCTCCGAACGTGCTGGTCCTACGACCTGTCACTCCTTCGGAGGCGTCGTCAGAGGTTCGACAGCAGCACGCTCAGTGCCAGTCGCCCGGCCCGAACCCGGGCACGGTCACCTCGGCCGGGTCCTCGTCGGGACCCAGGGCCACCACGCTGCTCAGGACGACCTTCGAGAGCGGGGCCAGGTTGCCGCTGGTGTTGTCGGAGACGAACTCCCCGATGACCTCCATGTTGATGGTCCGCTCGTAGATTATTTCATCTGTTCCCCAGGGTGTGCCCGGGGCTGCGGCGTTGCCTCGCGGCTCGATCTCGTCGAAGTCGAAGTTGGCCGCGATGAAGTCGTTGCTCTCGACGTGCTGGCGGAACCGAGCCCGGAGCGGGTCCTGTCGGCCGAAAGCGAAGACCTTGACCAACTCGTCGTAGAGCCGGTCGCGCTCGCGGGAGGTCAGCGCGGTGATCGTGAACGAGGCGTACCCCGAGAACCGCCAGCGGGTGAACGGGATGAAGGTGCCGTCCTGGTTCTCGCCGAACTCCTTGTGGTCCACGCCCGCGATCGAGAGTTTCCCGGTGTCCTCGTAGTCCACCCAGATGCCGGGGTAGTTCATCTTGTCCGCAGGCCACTCGATCGAGCAGTGCACGTCCCGGAAGTCCTGCACCGGGTACTGGGCGTCGAAGGTCTCCTTGATCCCCTCGACCAGCATGGTCTTGAGCCGGGCCAGGTAACTCATCGGATGTGCCTCACCTTCACGGTCGGAGCGCCCAACTCCATCAGGGCAACGGCTCGGTGGTGGCCCTCGACCAGCGTCGGGCCATTCTCGTGGTCGTCATCGTCGGGGTCGGGGTGCCGCACGTCCACCGGCTCCCGCTGGCCGTTGCGTGCCAGGTCCTTCTTGAGGTGCTCGATGTAGGTGCGCGCTCCGCCGTGCTTGACCTCCTCGGAGTGGGCACCCAGGTCCTCCATTGACACCTCGCCGTCGTAGGAGTCGTAGTCCTCGGAGGCCTGGTCCCAGGCGAACTCCATGTGCGGGCGCAACTCGTGCACCTTGCAGTCGAAGTCGCCGGAGTGGTAGCGCTTGAACTCCTCCATCGGCACCTCGGTAGTGGAGCCGTGCTCGATGGCTGTCCTCCATAGCAGGCTCATCGCTGGTACTCCGCCCCGTGCACGAACTGCCGCCAGCGGTCGTCGGCGATGTAGATCCGGATCGGGATGATGCCGTTCCACTGGCAGGCCAGGGTGAGCGCGTTGTTGAGGAACAGCCGGGGCTCCAGGCCGGGGTGCCTCCAGCGGACCCCGACGTTGCCCCGGGCGATCGCCCCGGCCACCTTGCCCACGGTGGTCATCGGGGCTGCTGCCTCCCGCACCGCGATCCGGCCGGGGGCACCGGGGTAGGAGGCGGGCCGGTCCTCGACCACCATCGGCTGGCCGGTGACGGGGTTGCGCTTGTACTTGGTGATCCGCTGGCCCTTGCGCGCCGCCTTGCGGAAGATCAGCACCTGGGTCTTGCCCGAGACGGTGGTGCGGACCTTGGCCTTGGGGTTCTTCGCCCGCTCCTTGCCGGTGGGGTCGTCGATCCACATCGGGATGACCTTCCCGGCCAGGTTGTTCATCGTGAACGGCCGGATGCCCTTCTCCTGGAACCAGACGTAGTTGTCGCTCCAGCGCAGCCCGAAGTAGTCCTTGCCGTACAGCGGCTGGAGCCTCGACGCCGACTGGCCCGAGTTCTTCGGCATCTTGCGGCGGGCCTCGGCCACCGCCATGTTGGCGATGTTCCGGGCGCGGTTCGGCCGCAGGCCCTGCACGTACATGACCAGCCGGTCAGGGGTGCCGGAGACCTGGATCTCGGGGGTGTTGGCCAGCATCAGCCGTCCTCCATCCGGGGGTCAACGTAGCCGCCCAGGGAGCCGTCCTCGTTCCAGTGGCGCACCCGGTCAGGGTGGTCCAGGGCGTACTGGCCGAGCGGCCCGGAGTCGATCCGGTCTCGGAACTCCTGGATGTGCTGCTGCCGGTGCTGCTCGTGCTCCTCGGGGTAGAACAGCCGCTCGTGCTCGTGGTCCCAGTTCTGCTGGGCGTACCCCTTGATCCGGTCCATGGTGGGGCCGTGGGTGCACTCTCGGGCGCTCGGGCAGGACTTGTAGGCCACCTCCTGGGTGTGGCCCCGCTCCGGGCGCTGCGGATCGCGGAGGTGGAAGTGGTCGTGCAGACCCGGTTCGTCGGGGTAGTCCTCGTCGTAGTGCGCCCGCAGGTAGTCGTGCGCGGTCTGCTGGACGTACTCCTCCGACGGCTCGCCGTAGTCGCGCCCATGCAGGGCCGCGCTCCTCCACAGCAGGCTCATCCGTCGCCGTCCCCGTTCCCGTTGGCCTCGTCCTGCTTGACCTCAGCCCGCGAGGCTTGGTACGCCGACCAGTGTCCGACGAAGTTGGCCCACACGCTCATCAGGGCCACCCACAGGACCGACTCGCCCCACCACAGGACGGTGGGGACCACCAGCAGTCCCCAGATGACGGTGGTCACCAGGTGGAAGGTGCTCAACTGCTTCGGGGTGGGGGTCGGGGTCTTCTCGTTGATCTTGCTCAGCAGGCCCATCAGTCGTCTCCTACTGGGATCAGCGGTGCGCGGATGATCTCGAACGTGGAGAAGTCCACGGGGACCTTGCTCGCCGTCGCCAGCACGGCGTCCACGGTGGCCCTGTTCGGAGGGATCAGGTAGGCCACCGAGGTCGGGTCCTCCAGCGAGGCCCTGGCGTGGTTGTAGCCGATCGCGTCGGCGCTCTGGAGCGGCATCCCGAAGCCGGTGCGCAGGGTGACCCGCTGCGGCACCCGGAGTTGGAACCGGTTGCCGTTGCCCCGGAACACGTAGTCGCCGCTGCGCACCCGGAAGTCGGGGGTGCTCTCCACCGAGAGGTCCTCGGGCTTGGCGATGCCCCGGGCCTGCTTGGTCTCGCCCTCGTCGGAGTCGGAGAAGATCGCGGGCCGGACGATCCGGGCCTTGAACCCGCCCTCGAAGGTCGTGCCGAAGCACTCCGGGCAGCGGTGCTCGATCGGCTGGTTGTAGGTCTCGGCGATCTTCTGCTCGATCGGGTCCGAGGATCCGTAGCAGCGCGAGCATCGGGCCACCAGACCGGCCTCGTGGTCGGCGATGTGCCAGAGCAGCACGAAGACGGCGTACTCCCCGACCTGGTAGATCGCCTGGGAGTGCCGCATCCGCTCCTGCTCGACGGCCCAGTCCTGCTGGTCGCGGACGTAGTAGGGCTGGGCCGTGGGCACGTCGGTGGACACCGGGGGCTCGCGGTACGTCATGCCCACCCCTTCCGATCGGTCACCTCACCCCTTCGCAGGGCTCAGGCCGGGCCGGACAGGAGAGTCAGACCAGCACGGACGCCCGCAGCGAGTGCAGGGGCAGCCCGACCACCAGCGCGTCCTCGATCGCGTGGGAGATGGCCTCGTGCCCCATCTCGTTCGGGTGGGTGCCGTCGGGCAGCAGCATCGTCTGCTTGTCCCAGTAGGGCTCCACATCGACCGGGATCACGTTGGGGAACTCCCGGGCCACCTCGTCGATGAGCGCGTTGAACGCCGCACATGCCGCGTCCGAGCCCTTGGTGGCCGCGCCCGTGGACCAGTCGGCCAGCATCGGCTCCTTGACCAGCACGATCGGGATCGGGTTGGCCTCCTGGCGCAGCACCACGTCCAGGCTCATGTTGCCGCTGCCTCCGGTCCTGGTCAGCCGGATGGTGTGCCCGGCGCACCGGGCCGGGACCTTCCAGCCGTAGGCGATCCCGTTCTGGGAGATGGCCGGGTGGAGGCGGTTGGAGAGGTTGAGGGTGGCCAGGGTCTCGTTGGCGGTCTCGTCGGTGACCCGCACGGTGGCGGCGTTGCTCTCCGGACGACCCCGGAGCATGACGTACTCCCGGCCCACGGCTGGGAACTGGACGTACGCGCCCACGTCGTCCGAGCCCTTCCAGCCGCCGCCGTCAGAGCCCTCGGCGTAGCCCCCGGAGGTCTTCCAGCCGGTGCCCCCGTAGGTGAACGTGGCCGCGTCCTGCTCCAGCCGCCTGGATGCGCTCAGGGTGGCGCAGATGCCCCGCAGGGCGTTCCGGGCCGTCTCCAGGTACAGCGGGTTGGCTCCGTCGATCCTCAGGGTGTTCAGCAGCGCCTGGACCAGCACGACGCCCCGGGTGCCGACCTGCCACGTCTTGCCGCCCTGGGAGCCGTAGACGTTGGACAGCACCTGCTCGGCCTCGGCCCCGTTCGCCCCGCGCTGCCAGTAGTCCTTGTCGCCGAAGTCGCAGCCCATCTCGCGGGCGACCAGCATCGGGTAGCGCTTGGAGTTGTCGGGCAGGCCGTAGCCGTTGGTCCACGAGTGGCCGTAGACGAACAGGTCCACGTCGCGCAGCAGGGTGGTGGTCATGGGTCTCCTCAGAAGGCCGTGATGCGACGGATCATGATCTCGCAGCCACCGAAGTCGGGCACGAGGTTCAGGGCTGCTCCGGAGGTCTGGGAGGCCCAGACCCGGAGGGTGTCCCCAGCGGCGAGCACCTGCTCGCTCTGCGCCGAGAGCGTGGTGGAACCAGCCGCTGCTCCTGACCGGTTGTCACCTGCGACCGAGGCCGAGGTGCCGGTGGGGACGGCGGTGGTGTTCTTGGTGACGATGACCGCTCGACGACCGCTAGAGCCGTTGTCGAAGGTGATGTTGGTCGAGACCGAGTAGAGCCCCGCCGTGGCCACCGTGAAGTCCCGGTCGGTGGACACCGAGATGTCGCCGTAGGAGTAGTCGCTGGTGCCGAACGCGACCTGCTCGAAGGCACCCGAGGCGATCGACGCGGTGCCGACCTTGTAGCGCCGGATCGCCACCAGGGCCGACCCGATCACGACCCAGGCTGCCTGCACCGGGTCGTAGATGCGGTAGGCCCTGGTGTCGGTCTCGTAGATGACCTGACCGCCCACCGCAGGGGGTCGGGTCGTCGAGGTGCACACGTACGCGCTCGACCCCGGGTTCAGCGGGATGGAGACCCCGCCGATCTTGACCATCGCGACGCCCATCGTCAGTCCTTCGTCGTCTCGGAAGCCTGGTTGGACACGTCGGTGCCGGAGACCACCGTGCGTCCGCCGATCGTCTTGGTCGAGCCGGGGCGTCGTACGCCGCGCCCATTGACGCCGATGGGGCTCTCGATGGCAGTGGGCCAGAGGCCGTCGAGTTCGGGGACCTGGATCGTCATGCAATCTCCTGGAGGATGAGGGTGGTGTCGGGCTGGATGGTCACGGTCGAGGCCGCCACCTCGGAGCGGAAGTCGAGCCGGAAGGTGCCTGCGGCGTTGACCCTGATCTCGCCCTCGATCACGAAGCCGTAGTCGGTGTTGGCGGCGGCGACGCCGGTCGTGGAGGCGGCCACGACGTTCAGGGCGGACTGGGCCTGGTGGGTGTAGGTCGTCGCGGTCAGGCCGTAGATCAGCGTCTCCCAGCGGATGCCGGTGGCCGTCGCCGTCCCGCCCATCGTGAGCCCGATGCCGGTGCCGGTCGCGGCGGTGCGGTACTGGCCCCTGACCTTGAAGTGGTACACCTTGCCCGCCTCGACGTTCACCGACAGGCCGCTGGCCGCGTAGGTGACGGAGGTCGAGGTGGGGGCGGTGGTCAGCCTGCTGGTCAGCGGAGCAACGCGCCGCCCGCCCTCCAGGTACTGCCCCGTGGCGTTGATCGCCGAGAGCACCGCGCCGGTGCTGTCCTGGTTCTGCTGGAGGTCTCCGGTCTGGCTGGCCAGGCCCTTCTGGATGACCGGCACCCCTGCGGTGGTGGCCGGGCGGAACGTCTGGGTCGCCGTCCAGGACTGAGCCGAAGCCAGGGACGCACCGCTGATCTGGGTGGGGGTCGCGTCGTCGTCCCACCAGATCGTGCCGTCCGGGGCTCCTGCGGGCTCCGAGGTGGCGATCGGGATGACCGGACGGGGATGGGTCCAGGCCCCGTCGAAGATGCGGATGGCCTTCATCTCGGTGTCGTAGACGCTGTGGCCCTGCCCGGCTGGCCACGGGTATCCCAGGGACCAGACCGGCTGGAGCAGGTTGCCTGCGATGTGGAACTCCAGGGCCGTCGTGCCCCAGGTGCCCGTGCTCGGGTAGTCGGTGCGGAAGACCTGGCCCCCGAACGAGGTGCCCTGCTCGACGAAGACCTCGGCCCCTGCCGCCTCGGCTGCGGAGTCGAAGTCGGTGGGCCGGGTCCAGGCCCCCGTCTGCACCACCCAGATGCCGTTGTTGTAGCCGTCGCCGCCACCCAACGCGCCCTTGAGGTACACCAGCACCCGGTCGCCAGTGACGCAGGAGACCCCATCGAGGGTCTGATGCCCGGAGAGGGTCGGGTTGCCGCTGCTCGCCTTGACCCGGTAGCGGTTCTTGGTGGCGTCGGTGCTGCCTCCTCCACCGCCCGTGCCGTAGCCGACCCAGCCGATGTTCCCTCCGGAGCCGGACTCCTTGACGTACAGCGTGGTGCTGGAGCCCCCGTCCTTGCGGATGAAGGTCGAGCCGACATCGGCGGTGATGACGGCCTCGGGAGAGCCGGAGCCGACCAGGTGGGCGACGTTGCCGCTGCCCGTCGAGTCGTCGTAGTACTGGCCGGAGTTGCCCTCCAGGAGGTTGCCGTTCACCAGGCAGTCGGCGGAGTTGCCGGTGATGTGGACCCCGAACTGGGACAACTTCGGTGCCCGGGAGTCCGTCACCTGGTTGCCGGTGATGACCGTGCCGCTGCCGTTGTAGACGGTGATGCCGTTCCAGAACTGGCCCACGTTCCTGACCACGTTGGCCGTGACCGCCGTGCCCGGCACTCCCACCACCTGGATGCCGTGGTGGCCCGGCTCGATGACCGAGTTGCCGACCACCGTGCAGCCGCCCCCGGTCGAGGTGGACACGTCGATGCCCTTCTGGGCGGGGGAGTAGACCTGGTTGCCGACGATGGTCTGGTGGGAGCCGCCGTCCATGCAGATGCCGGTGATCGCGCAGTCCTTGATGACGTTGCCGCTCACCGCGACCCGGACCGCGTTGCCGGTGTCGATGGCGTTGCCGCCCACGTTGAGCACCGAGCAGTCGGAGACCACGACATCGGTGTTGGCAGCCCCGCCGAGCGCGATGCCGATGTAGCCGGAGGCATCCACCTCGCAGCCGTCGATCCGCACGTCCGAGGAGGCCCCGACCAGCGCGATGCCGATGCCCGAGGCCGACTTGACCTGGCAGTTCTCCAGCGAGTAGTTGCTGCCCCAGACCGCGATCCCCGTGTAGGTCCCTGTGTCGAGGTCGTCGCCCACCCCGGAGTCCACCACCCGCACGTTGCGGAGGGTGACCCCCACGCACTGGTAGGAGTTGATCCCCCGGGTGCGGACGTTCTTGATCTCGACGTTCTCGATGAGCGCGTTGACGGCGGTGACCAGAGACAGCCCGTTCGAGGTCCCGGTGGCGCTGGCCTTGTTCCCGTCCAGGGTCAGGTCGCGGACCGCGAAGTTGGTCTGCCCGCCAGCGGGGTAGTCCAGGATGTGCTGGTTCGCCACCGCCATCATCTTGATGGTGGCCGCGCCCCGGCCCCCGCCCATCAGGGTGACGTTGGTCCGCATCAGCACCGGGGCGTTGACCATGTAGGTGCCGGGCGGGAACCAGACGATCCCGCCCCCTGCGGTCGAGGCAGCGGACGAGGCGTTGTTGATCGCCGTGAGGTCGTTGGTCGAGCCGTCCCCGGTAGCCCCGTAGTCCTTGACGTTGAAGAAGACCGTCGGGTGGGTGTGACCCGCGAGGGACACCTCGACCTCTGCGGCCGTGCCGGTCCGGGTGTACCACTTCCCGGCCCGGGGATAGATGATCCCCCACCCGGCCCCGGGCGCAGCCGGAGCCGAGGCCACCTCCTTGACTTGAGGTGCGGACGCGAAAGGCTTACCCACGTTGGCTCTCCATCAGGTGATCGGTCAGGGTGGCGAGGGTCAGCCCATCACCACCGTGCGCAGCGCGCTGGCGGCGTACGCCACGTCGGCGGTCACGCCGATGGAGTTGGCCCCGATGACCCGCCACGACATCAGCACGTCGGCACCGTCGGCAACGGTGCGGAACATCGCCTGCACGTCGGTGGTGTTGAGGTTGTGGGTGATCGTCGCCTCGACTCCGGCCGTGAGCGCCCCCAGGTCGGCCGCGTACTTGCCGACCGCGCCCAGGTTGGTCCGGGCGGCTGCCGCCGTGGTCGCCCCGGTACCACCCTTGGTGACCGGGACGTTGCCGACCGTGATGTTGTCGGCGTTGACCGTGATCGAGCCGTCGGCAGCCACCACGTCGAAGGTGCTGCCGGTCAGCGTCAGACCGGCCCCGGCCACGTAGGTGACGCCACCGGTCGAGAACGCGGTCCAGTTCTGGGTCCAGGCCCCGGGCGCTCCGGCCGGGGTCGCCTGCTGGATGTAGATGTACCCGGCCCGGGTGCCCTCCGCGACCGCGACCGTGGTGCCGTCGAGGATCTCGCCGGTCGCGTCGGCGTCGGTGGCCCGGGTCGCGGCGACGGCCGCGCCGTTCCAGACGTAGATGCCGTTCTGGCTGGTCGTCGTCTGCGCCGTGGCCAGGAACCGGTCGTTCGCCGCCATCGCCACACCGTCGAGCGAGGCCCCGGGGGAGGCCAGGTTGACGTTGGTCGTGGTGGCGACGCGCACCGGGTCCTTGCTCCCGGCCATGCCCTGCCGGGCGGCGTCGAGTTCGGACCGGATCACGAAGTCGTTGGCTGCGCTGGAGGCGGCACCGTTGGTGATCCGCTGGCCACCCATGCCCACCGCAGAGGTCGGAGCCGCGATCTGGTCGAGCCGGTAGTTGCCCGGCATCGCCTGGGCTGCACCGTTGCCCAGGGTGCGCATCGACGGGGTGGCGGCAGCGCCGTCCTTGTTGGCCGCTGCCACCTTGGCGTCGGTGACCGCCAGAGCCGCGATGGTCGGGTTGGGGTAGGTGCCGGTCAGGTCGCCGCCCGCACCGCCGCTGGGGGCGCGGGAGTCGCTCAGCCGGGAGTCGTCGGCCCGGACCACCTGCGTGGTGTTGCTGGTGCCCGAGGTGGCCACCGGGAGCCGGGCGATGTCGAGCGTCCCGGCGTTCACGTCCGAGGCGTTGTGCGTGTGGGAGGTGTTCGCCTTGCCCGCCAGCGCCGTGTCCAGGCCGGTCACGTCGGAGGTGGCCAGCGCCGCGTTGACCCAGCCGGTGCCGTTGTACCGGACCACGTTGCCGGTGGCGGCAGCCGAGATCGTGACATCGGACAGCGTGCCCAGGGCGTGGGTGTGGTTGCCCAGGGCCACCGTGGTGCCGGTGGTGCCGGTCGGGATCCGGGCGATCGCGAACGTGCCGGAGGTGACATCGCCAGCGGCGTGCGCGTGGCCCAGGGCCGAGTAGGAGCCGTCGTGGTTGTGGTTGCCCACCGCCACCGTGGTCGCGGTCGTGCCGGTCGGCAGTTCGGCGAAGGCGACCTTGCCGCTCGCGTCCAGGGTGCAGACCGAGAGCCAGGCCCCGTTGTGGTAGATCTTGAGCCGGTTGGGGTTGACCGAGGTGTCCACCCACAACTGGTTGTTCCCGGGAGAGGTCGGGGCTGTCCCGGACGCCTCGGGCACAAACCCGATGACCGGGATCTTCATCAGGTCGATCTGCGACCCGAACTTCTTGGCAGCCATCCGCCGTCTCCTATCTGAATACGCGAGCGACGCCCGCTGTGGGGTAGTACCAATCGACCTCGATCGTGTTGGGGTCCAGAGGTCGGACGTATCCCTCGATCGGCTCGTTGCTGGTGTCGAACAACTCCACGCTGAGCGCGTAGGTCCCGAGACCGTGGCTGATCAGCCACGTCGTGGAGGGTGTTGCGAAGGAGTACTCCAGGAGGAGCGCTCCTGGACCTGCCAGGCCGGGCTCGCCCTGGAGACCCTGGGGACCCATCGGCCCGGTCGGACCTGCTGGGCCGTCGCTGGAGATGACCAGCACGTCCTGCACGGCGTCGGCCTCACGCTGCTGCACCACCGGGGCCATCGGATCGGGGGCGTCGAACAGCAGGAAGTCGGAGGCCGCGTCGTCGGAGTCTTCGATGTAGGTCTTGATCGGCTCGTCCCAGACCAGCACGTCCGGGAGGGTCGGCTCCTCGACCACCTGGGTCATGGGGCCACCACCAGGGTCGTGGCCGGGTCCACCTGGACCTTGCCGTCGAGCAGCCGGTGGGGCACCCCGTCGGGGTCGAACACCACCAGGTCGTAGAGGTACCTGCCGATGCCGAACGCGGCGGTCTGGGTGCCGGTCATGATGATGTCGATGCGGCCGTTGGACGGGTCCAGCGGATCCGTCGGGCTCGCCGGGTTGCGGCCGAAGATGATCCCGCCGTTGACGGTGGTGAGGTCCACCAGCGCCTGCGGGTCATCGGTGGCCGTGCGCGCCTGCAACCGGCCCGACCAGCCGGTCAGGTCGTAGGGGTCCCCGGGCAGGGGCCTGCCCAGCGCGTCCCGCGCCGGGTTGCCGTTGGTGTCGCGGGCACCCCGGTGCCAGGTGAAGCCCGTGCGGAACGGGATGCCCTGCTCGATGGAGAGATCGCGTGGCGCTGCGGTCATCGCGTCCTCCTCAGTAGAAGCGGGTCCAGTACCGGGGACGGGCGGCGATGGAGCCAGCAACCCGGGTCGGTCCGTACCGGCCGAAGACGCCACCGGAGACCAGCACCCGAGGACGGCCGAGCCCCATGTTCGCGATCTTGAACGTCTGCAACTGCTGGCCGAGCATCGACTCCTCGGAGGCCAGGACGCTCTGCCAGCGCTCCATGTAGTCGCGACGGTCCAGCCGGGAGACCGCCCCCGAGCCCATGAACATCGGCTGCTCGACGTAGGAGCGGATCAGGTGCTTGACCGCCTCGACGTAGGTCGCGGTCTCCAGCAGCGAGCCCCACCGGTCCACCGGGAACGACGCCCCGCCGTCGCCGTCGATGGTGTAGGTCTGGAACGGCTGGCTGACCGTGTTGAGCCGCCCGACGCCGATCCGGAGCAACTGGGCGATCCGGCCCCGGCCGAAGTGGGACTGGAAGTAGGTCTGGAGGTTCGGGCCACCCAGCGGGGAGTCGAACAGGTCGGCGAACCGGATCCACACCGAGTCCACCACGTCCTTCATCTGCGGGCTCAGTTGGTCGTACGCGGGGTTGGCCTGGCCGACCTCGACGTAGGTCCGGTACTCCTGGGCCGTGCCGTCGATGACGTACTCCCAGACCAGCGTGTAGAGCCCGGGCTCACCACTCTCCGACGAGGACATGGAGACCTCATACAGCCCCACCCCCACGTTGGTGGCAGCCCGGGAGAACACCTCTGCGGGGGTCTCCCCCTCGCTGAGCATCGTCAGCGTGACCGCGCCGTCGGCATTGGCCGGGACGCCGACCCGATGGATGGCAAGCCCGAGCACATCAGTCGCGTACTGACTGATGTACTGGCGCTCGCGCAGGTCGGGCATCAGGTCACTCCAGGAACAGGACGACGGCCTTGAGGCCGATGACGTGGATGCCGTTGTTCGAGAGCGTCGCGACCTCGGCCCTGGCCTGGATCGAGTGACTGCCCGCCGCGACCCCCGTGCGGAAGCCGAGCAGCGGGAACATCACCTCGGTGTTGCCGCTGGTCTCCGAGGCCCCGTAGTCGGCGAACCGGTAGACGTTGGAGTAGCCGAAGTTGCACGAGGTCCCGTCGATCCACGGGGTGATCGTGATGGCCTGCTTGATGTTGGCCTCTTGGCGCACCCGGGCGACCATCAGCACGCCCAGCGACGCGGGCCGGGTCAGGGTGACCGAGCCGAGGGTGAAGGTCGCAGCCACGCCCTTGCCGAGCATCTGGCTGGGGAAGGTGTCCACCGTCGCGGCGCGGCCGTAGTCCTGGGTCGGCACGAAGGTGGTGCCGTCGAAGACCAGCGTCCGCAGCGTGTCGGTCTCGACGATCTTCATCCCGGTCTTGGCAGCGTCCCACGAGGGCCGGGTCGTCGAGGTGCAGACGAAGTGGCCCGGGAAGGCCTCCAGGATGTCGAAGTTGTCCACGAAGTCCTGGCGCAGGAACGGGTCGTCCCCCAGCGGCCTCTTGAGTTCCAGCCGGGGAGTCAGCGGCATAGGCATGGACGAGTTCCTCTCTGTGGCCCTGCTTCACCCCTTCGCAGCCCTCGGGTGGGGCTCGACAGCAGGGGCCGGATCAGGCGACGGGAGCCCCTCCACGCCGCTTGAGCATCTGCCGCCGCTGGCGCTCGGTCAGCCCCGCACGGAAGCCGTGCTGGATCGGCTCCTCCAGCGCCCGTTCGAGGCAGATCTCGCGGACGGCGCACTCCTCGCACATCGCGGCGAGGAAGGACATCACGCTCTTGGCCGACTTGACCCGGACCCGGCGCTCGTCGCGACTCTCTCCCGGGTACCTCGACGGGTGGACCTGGGTGAAGTGCACCTCCGGGTCCACCGTCCCGCAGGACGCCTGGTCCATCCACTCAGTGCTCTTGACTGCCACGGAAACCCCCTCCGCTGGTCGCTCCTCACCCCTTCGCAGCCGAGAACGTGGCCTAGACAGCAAACAGCCCCTCCGGGCAGGGGAGGGGCTGTTTGCTGATGGGGCTCAGAGAGGCGTGGCCGCAGCCGAGGTCTTGGAGATGCCGCTGCCCGCCTCGTTGGTCGGGGTGACCGTGACGGTGACCGCGACGCCCGAGTCCAGCCCGGTGAGCAGCGCCGTGAGCACGTCGCCGACCACAGCCTCCTCACCGGAGGAGGCCCTGACCACGAAGCCGTCCGCGTCGCCCCAGGTCGGGGCCGTCCAGTCCACGTCGAGTTGCCCCGCGACTCCGGTGGCCGCAGCCGTGACGGAGCCGACCGGGCCGGTGGTGCCGCCCGTGCCCGCCTTGACCTCGCCCCGGGCGTTGTAGATCGGGTTGACCCGGTTCTCCGGGGTGACGGTGGTCGGGTGGCCCGGACCGGCCTGGTCGGGGTTGAGCGGGGTGACGGCATCGGACCAGTCGGAGTAGTCGCCCACCCCGTTGTCGTTGACCGCCGCGACCCGGAACTTGTAGGCCTGGCTCGGGGTCAGGTTGTTGACGAACTTGCTGGTGGCGTTGCGCCCGGCGAAGGCCACGCCGGTCGTGGAGCCCTCGACCCGGTAGCCCCGGATCGGAGCCCCGGCCGGGTCCGCCACGGCCACCCAGGTCACCGTGGCACCCCGTGCACCGGCCGCGACGGTCGGCTTGGCGGGAGTGCCCGGCATGTTCGCCGTGGTCGTCTGGAGGGCGACCTTGGGGTTCTGGGTGTCGAGGTTCTCCGACTGCCACTGGTTGGACTGGTCGATCTCCACGCCATCGCTGACGGGGCGGTCGGTCCAGGTGGTGTCCACGTTGCTCGCGGACGGGTCCAGCGACGGCGGGCGGTAGGCCGGGTCGGCGTGGTTGGCCGGAGCGCCGGAGGACTGGGTGTCCGTCGTCCCCGTGAGGTACTGGGTGGGGTCGTCGGTGTGGTGCTCGTTCTCGCCCCCCTGCGCGCCGGTCGTGTCGGGCTGCGTGGCAGCCGAGTTGCTCGGGTCGTCCACACCTCCACCACCCGTGACGGTGGTGTCGCGGTTCGAGGCCCGGTCAGCGGTAGACGTGCCGGTGCCCCCGCCGCTGACTGCGGTGGTGTCGCGAGTGCCGGACTCAGTTGGTGTCTCGGACATTCCTCATTCGCTTCCTGTGTGGGACGACCCGAGCGGGCCGTGCTTACTTCTTGTACTCGACGATGCCCTTGCGAGCCTGGCCCTTCTTCTCGGCCGCGACGATGCGCTTGAACTCCTTGTCGTCGGCCTTGTCCAACTCCTTCTGGACCTCGGGCACGGTGTGCTCGTCGGGGTTGTAGGACCCCTTCGAGGACGAGCCCTTCGAGCCACCGTCGCCGTCGCCGGAGCCGCCGTCGCCGCTCTCGTTGACGGCGTGCGGGACCTCGCCGCTCTGCGCCTTCGGGTCGTTGTCCTTGGCGGTCGTGGCCGCGTCGAGCGCGTCCTCGCCCTCCTCGGTGCCGCTGCGCTCACGGAGCGTCTCGGCTGCCTGCTGGCGCTCGGCGTCGTCGGAGACCTCCGGGTACGCCCCGTCGTTCTCCTCCAGGTCCGTGGCCGCACGGGCGTCGGCGGCGTTGAAGGTGTCGGTGACGTTGCGCAGGTCCTCGTGCGGGCCGGGACCCACGTCGGAGGTGTCCAGCGTGCCGGTCATCGCCGTGGGGTCGGGGGTGGCCCCGGACTCCTCGTTGTAGACGCCGGTCGCCTCGGACGAGGGGATGACGTTCTCCCCCGCCTTGGGGCTGTCCGAGGCCTGCCCGGACTCCTGCTCGTTCCCGGCCGTGTTCTGGTCCTGGTACGAGCCCTTGTTGTTGGCGGTGATGCCCATGAGTCGTGCTCCTTACTGTGGGGGTGGGAGGTTACTGCTGCTGCCGCTCGGGGGTCCCCATGGTGACGCGGACCCACTTGCGCACACTGCTTGTACCCTCTTGCTCCTCGGAGGGAACGTACTGCGATGCCAGCGCCTGGTGCTGCTGGCACAGCGGCGGGTGGTCGTTCTTGGTCTGCTCCCGCACCGGAACGTCTGCCCCGCAGCGGCCCTGACCTCGGCTGTCCGGCCCCACACAGGGCATCGAGATCACGTCGTTCTGGGCCACGTCGTCGATGCTGGCGAGGGCCTGCTGAGCCGCTCCCGAGGAACGCTTCTCGAAGGCCTCTCGCTGACGCAGGACAGCCTGGTCGAACACCTCCTCCAGCGAGGCGTCCATCTTCTCGATGATCCCTCTCTGGAGCAGCCGGATGAACGGCACGGAGTTCGCGATGGACTCGGGCACGATCTGGATGTCGCCGCCTGCGGGGTCGCCCGACGGCTGCCACTCCACGTACTCTGAGCCCTTGGCATCTGAGGACAGCACGACCACCTGCTTCTTGGTGTTCCGTGCCGCCACCTGCGTCGTCAACTGCATGAGAGCCTCCAAGGCTGATCGGGGGAACTTGGGTGTTCCACCCCTTCACCGGGCTCAGGAACGCTCAGACAGCAGGCCGGACCAGCGCGAGCACGTCGTCGAGGTCCACGCTGGTGGTGGGCTCCCAGTACCCACGGGCTGCGATCGAGGCCACCGACTGAGGCGGGTACAGCCTGCGCTCGCTCGTGTCGGCGATCTGACCGGTCCCGTCGGGGTGCTCGATCAGGAACCGGTTCGGCCCCTGCTGGGCGATGACCTTCCCCTGCATGGCTCCTCCTAGGATGCGCTCTAAGTTTCCTTGGTAGCGTACCGCATTCCGCAGGAAGTGGTCCTTGACATCGAGGGGCACCCCCGAGTGGGGGTGGTCCGTGTGCACCCAGGGGACCCCCTTGTCGTTGAGGTGCTCCTTGAGCCGCTCCACCGCAGCCTCGTGGCGACCGCCGCGCAGCACCGCGTAGTGCAGGTCGTGCAGGCTGACGCCGCCGTGGAACTGGGCCTCGGTGTAGTCGCCGAACCCGCGATCCCGGTCCAGGTGGTGGTCCTTGTGGATCTGGATCCTGTGCGCGGCGTCCCGCTCCGGGGTGTTGCGCTCATACTCGTCGAGGTCGGTGTTCCACTTCGACCGCAGCGGGATGGCGTGCTCGTTGAACGCCTGCACCGGCTGGGGGCGGACGTGCATGTGGTTGTTCAGCGAGTCCCCCACGCAGGCGGTCGTCCGGTGCCACACCACCGGCTTCTTGAGCACCAGCAGGTGCCTGCCGTAGTGGTGGGCCAGGGTGTTGCGCAGCGGGTGGTGGGCCAGGATCCCGTACACGGGCCTGGCGTGGCTGGGATGGTCCGGAGGGTGCCCGTCCTCGGGCTCGGCGCTGTCGGAGTCGTAGCCCATCATCGTGGCGGTCTCGTGCCACTCCCTGCCCGCCTCGCTGGGGTAGCCGAAGTGCATGTGCTCGACCCCGGCCCGGGTCTCCTCGTGCAGCATCCCGTTGGAGGTGCCGGACTCGAACTGCGACTTGTAGCGGCCGTCGTGGAGCACGCTGCCGAGCACGTGGGTGTCCACCGCGATGCAGGGGGTCCCCCGGGAGACGTGGTGCTTGATCCGATCGACCATCTTCGTGAACCGGTGGTAGTTGTCCCCGTCGTCCAGCCCGTCGTGGTGATCCCACGACCAGTCCATGTCGTAGCCGCTGCCGAAGCCTCCGTCCAGGAACGGGTTGTGGTGCGTCCCGGCCAGGCTCCCCCAGACGTTGGGGTTGCTCCGCTCGTGGTAGAGCGGGTGGCCCGGGCGGGTCCCCTCTGGCGGCAGCAGGCTGTGCCCCGGCATCCCGGGCAGCGACGGCTGGCCAGGGTCCTGCGTCCCGAACCCGTAGTGGTCCAGGATCTTCGGCGGCTTCCACCCGCGCAGTTCGTCCTTCGGCATCCGCCACCTCCATCCCTTCGCAGTTCCGGGGCTCGCCGGGACAGCAGAACCCCCGGCCTGCACGAGGCGGGCCGGGGGTTCTTGTGGGTGCGCTGGAGGATCAGACCTTGGTGATGGTCGCGATGCCCCGGGGGTTGAGGATGGCCATGGAGACCATCTCGTCGAAGACCCAGCCCTTCCAGAACGCCTCCACCATGTGGTTCTCCTCCACGTCGAGCGAGTAGAGAACCGGGAAGACGCCGAGGAAGTTGGGCTCCGGCGTGAGGAACACCTTGCCCTGCGGCACGATGATCGAGCGCTGGATCTGGAACTCGCCGAACGACGTGATGGTCTCACCAGCGACCACACGGTCCTTGAACGCCCAGCCGGTCTGGTTGATGTCCCACCGGTAGAGGTCGCGGAAGTCGAACGGGTTGATCAGGATCCGGGCCGACTGCAACTCGTGCAGGTCGGTCATCGCCACGGCGCTGTAGAGGGAGCCCGGCGTGAGGTAGCCCGAGGCCTCCAGGATGTCGTGGTTGGGGGTGACCGTGTGGTCGGGACGGGTGGCGTAGTCCTCGACGGCTGCCTGGAGCAGCACCAGGAGGCGCGAGTCCTCCTGCTTGAGGATGGCCTGCTTGGTCTCGTCCTGGGCCTGCTCGACCGCGTTGATGCGGAGGTAGAACAGGTCCTCCTTGCGGATCGCCGGACGCGAGGCGATGCGGAAGAACCGCACCGGGACGCGCTTGCCCTCGAACGGGGTCACGCGGACCTCGCCCTCGGTGCCCGACATGATGTAGGCCTGACCGAGGTCGTCCCACACGTCGTACTCGACCGGGGTGCCCGGCGTCACCGGGTCCTCGATCAGGACGTTGCGCGTGATGCCCTGGTAGCGCAACTTGAGTTGGATGGGACCGACCATGCCGACGCCGAGGCGCTTGATGCCGTTCACCTCGTCCTGGAGGACGAGCGCCATCTTGCGGACCTTGGCCTCGTGGGTGAGTCCGGCACCCCCCTC